AAAGAATTATTACTCTTAGGTAAAGCAGCAGAAGCCATTACTACAGTGGGTAGTAGTTTAACCTCTATTCTTACTACGCAAGGTGATGTGGTGTATCGAAATGCTACTGGCCCAGCGCGGTTAGCAGCGGGTGCAGCAGGTGAAGTCTTAAAGAGTGGAGGCGCTGGGGCTAATCCTACTTGGGGAGCAGCATCAGGTGCAGCTGATTTTGAATTGGCTAGCAACATGACAGCAAGACAAGTAGCTCAAATAGATTCTACAGGTAAGATTGCGCCTATTACCTCATCTGCGCCTATAGCAGCTAGCCTTATGACAACTACCCCATATCCAAATACTGGGCCATCTGGTGCTACAGGTATAAACTATTCGTGTGCAGTAGACCCATCAAACACTAACAGGTTTGCGGTTGTTGGTGGAGATAGCGGCAGTAAAATTAGCGCAGGACTTGTTGCAGCAGACGGTTCAGTAACTTGGGGGGCAACGGTAACAGCGGGCACTACTACTGGTACAACTGGACATCATGATATTGAATGGGATCCTGTCAACGATGGTGTTCTTTGGGTGCGAAGTGGCCAAAGCGGTTCATCTATTTCAAGATTTAGTACAACTACAGGGGGTGTTACTCTGACTCTTCTGGGGACATTTGCTGATACCACTGGCTACAACTGGGGAACACTAGACTTACACCCTACTATATCTGGCAGGTTTATTATAACTCATAGATCGGCTAAAACTCTTCGCGTTTGTGATTTAACATCTAATACTGCATATTCACAAGCGGCAACGTTTAACCTTCCTTCCAAAGATGCTAACTCACATATCGCTAAATTTTTCCCAGATGATGGCACTAAAATCTTATTACTGTATGCAGGATCAGGCGGTGGCTCTAAGGCTAGAGTAATGGATCTTACTGGAAATACATTAACTGCAGGCACAGAAGTTGTATTGGGTGATGCTGCTACACCTTATTTCCGAGCTAAGTCTTTTGCATGGGAGCCTAATGGAGATTCATCTACGGGGTATAGATTTGCACTACTGGTTAATGGATTAACTGGCGCATCTGCACATGCCCAACCAGACATTGTTGTAGGTACTGTTACTAACGTTGGGGCTACTGGAACAATCACAGTAGGAACTGCAGTAGATTGGGGTGAGGTAGTAATAGGCGGAAATCAAAATGGAGCTATGTCATCTTCAGAATTTACACACAATCTGGCTTTTAGCCCTTACAACAAAACTGATCTTATAGTAGGTACTGATTTCATCGGCAAGTGTACTTTAGTAGGCAATGAAATAACTCTTCCTACAACGACTGTATCTAAAACTATTTCTGGCCACGGCATTACTGCCGCTAACGGCAGCTACAATATGCTTATTAACTTAGGCAGTTCTGGTAAGTATTTATCACTTATGGAGACATCAGGTGGCGCTATAGTAAACCAACATGTAAAACCAGCAACATCAAGCATTGATGCTAACAAGATGATGGGTCTTGTAACTGCCGCAGGTTCGACAGGTGACACTAGAACTGTTCAATATTCTGGGCAAATGGGAGGCTTCTCTGGGTTGACTATTGGAGCGAGACATTACGTTCAAGGAGATGCCAGCGTAACTTCTACTCAAGTGTCCGACTCAGTTTTTGTTGGGGTTGCGGTTAATGCAACGACGCTACAAGTTAAACTTTAATCAAGGATTAGAAGATGACGGATTATTTGTACACATCAGGTGGGTTTCCTGCTTCTCCTAGCTCTGGTGACTCGTTGGTTATCAATGGTCTGTTTTATGATTGGACAGGCACAGCTTGGAAAGTTAGATCTACAGTAACCAATCGAGTTGAGTTTATAGCTACTGCAAACCAAGCTACTAAAACTGGGCTAACTTATCTTGTTGGAAGTGTAGATTGCTATATCAACGGCGCAAAGATGCTGCTTGGTACAGACTTTACAGCAACCGATGGTGTATCGGTTACGTTTACTCCCGCACTTGATCTCGATGATGAAGTACAACTTATTATGGGCGCTGACGCATCTATTGGATCCCCAGCGGTTGCTGGGGCAACTATAGCCAGAATCTTAATGTATACATAGGAGCCTCTCATGGCCGAGCAAGTCAAAGTATTTAAAAATTTAGTAGATCAGACAGTAGCAGTAACGGCTACGGATGTAGTACTGCACACAACATCATCTACACAACGGGCAGTTCTAAGAGATCTAGATTGCATTAATTTAGGCTCGGACGTTAAGTTAGATCTTGATGGAAGAACAATGAATACAGGAACTTCTTCTGGAAATTTAGAGCGAACTAAGAGTTTAATTATGGGGCCATCCTCTACGTTAAAATTAAAGTTTCCAGCAAAAGAGTCTGTTGGATTTTTAGGCATGTTCTTTTTTAATGGAACTAGTGCAATCAACGAAGGAATAAATTTAGTTACTGACGCAACAATTATTACTGAACCAGTTATTACTAGTCTTAGTGGTTCATCTATAACCCGAAGTTCTGGATTTGTTCACAAACCTTTAGTAACTGACACTCCATATTTTTTTACTTTGAACACAGGTGTTGTTTACAAACATTCCATTACTGGCGCGGTAGTTGCTCAGCAGTCTATTGGTACTACTGCTCACCAAATGGGAAATGACGGAACGTATATTTACTACATTAAGTCAGCCACTATATATGGAAAAATGGCAATTGCTGATCTTACTTATACTGAGGTTACTGTGAGTGGCGCTTCTATGTCAATTCCGGGAGATAACCAAGGATCTTACGTCATTTATTATGACGGTAAAGTTTATTCTAAACTGAACGGTGGTCATACTATTGTAAGTATTTTGACTTTAGCTACAGGAGTTGTGACTCAAAAAACTGACGCTAACTTTAATGTAGGTAGTTATTCTGATGGAGCCACCCTTGTTACTAACGAAGCAGGCGTACCTTTTATTGTAGAGCAGGGCACAACTCATACTTCAGTCTGGAATATAAATACTGACGTAGTAACAAGAATAGCAGGAGGCGCTGGTTCTACTGAATATGGCAACGGAGGAGCTGAAATTAAACCGGGGGTTGCGCTAATAGTAGGTGAAGAAACTGACCGAGTAACAATTATTGATACAAACTTTCCTGTTCCAGCTGTAACTGTTTATAAATATCCCAACAACCCATACCAATTGAATAACGTTCTTGGATCTTTTGGAAATAGGTTTGCACTTGCTGGAGGTTTAGTGCCTATAGAACCTCGTAAATTTAGCGCGTATGTTGCTGGCATAGACATTACTGAGGATTAGAAGATGAGCAAAGCAAGGAACCTATCGACTTTACTCAGCTCAGACGGCTCAGTTAAGACAACTAAGTATACTGATAGTGTGGGTGGGCAATCTAATTTTGTAGCGTCAGGTACGTTGCCTAATGGTGTTCCCGTCATTTTAAAAACAGACGGGACTATAGAAGTTGTTGCTGGAACTTCAGCAGTTACAGAAAATATCCCAAAAGCAGTAGGAACTACGTTTAAATCTGCTCTTGTTTCAAATTTAGCAATAGCTTTTAATCCAAATGTAGCAGGTAATTTTGTTATAGCATACGATTCAAAGTTGTTAGCAGGAACAGTAAGTGGAAGCACTCTTTCTTTTGGGTCTGAAGTTTCTACAGGGTTAAATAATACAACGTATATCAGTATATCATTTGATCCAAATACTGCGAATAAGTTTATTGTAGTAGGAAAAATGCAATATGGATCAGTAATATTAGGTACTGTTTCTGGTACTACAGTTACTGTAAATACTACTGCTAACTTTCAACAATCTAATGTGTCATGGGTTACAGCAAAGTTTGATCCAAACAACGCTAATAAATTTGTACTTATGTATAGGGACGATACTAATTCAAATAAAGGAACTGCAATTGTAGGAACTATTTCAGGAACCACAATAACTTTTGGTTCTAAAAACGCATTATCTTTTAATAACACTTTCAATCATGTAATAGCTTTTGATCCAAGTAACGCTAATACTTTTGTACTTAACTACTCTGTAGGTTCTTATCCTTCTTGGACTGCTGGCGCTCTTGTAGGAACAATATCTGGAACCACTGTAACATATGGAGCTACAGCTACCTATAATTCTTCAAAGTTTGCTAACTTTGCTGACATAGCTTTTGACCCTAATTCAGCTGGTAAATTTATAGTTGTTGGTGCAGCTTCTAACAATAGTGATTATGGAACAGCAGTTGTAGGAATTGTTACAGGTACTTCTATTGCTTTTGGAAGCCCTGTTGTTTATCACTCAGGTGCGGCTTATTACAATAGTGTAAGGTTTAACCCGCATAAAGCAAACCAGTTAGTAGTGGCTTATACTTTTAACGGAGGGCAGCAGTACGCGTATGTGAGTGTAGGAACTGTTAGTGGAAATGCTGTGACTTTTGCTGCTCAGATAGTAATTAATGCTGGTGCTGGTTCTGCTTTAACAAGTATATCTTTTGACCCTAATAACGCGAATAACTTTGGAGTGGTATATAGGAATGGAGATAATTCAAACTACTCAGAAATGGTAGTTGGTGTAGTGGGATCTCCGGCAGGAACAAACATAACAAGCTCTAATTTTATAGGAATACCTAATGCTGCTTATGCAGATGGTGAAACAGCAACTGTAAAATTACAAGGAAGCTTGGCAACTAACCTATCTGGCTTAACAGCTTCAGAAACTTATTACGTTCAAAATGATGGGACACTAGATACAACTGCTGATTCTCCATCTGTAGAAGCAGGCAAAGCATTATCATCAACCTCAATTTTATTAAAAGGTATTTAACATGAAGACGATTGTCGAGAACGGCACAAACATCAGCAAGTATATGTTTGCTAATTCAGTGGCTATTACTATGGGTGCAGACTCTATTACAACTCCTGATTTTATTATCGGAGATATGAATACAAGTAACTGTACGCTGGTTGAAGGCGTAACATCTCCCTCTGGCTGGGCTGGATGCAAGCACACTTTTGATGGTACAACATGGGCTGCTAACCCAGATTGGGTTGAGCCAGAAGCAGATCCTGAGTAATTTATGAGCATAGTATATAGAGGCGAAACTTTTTCTGGCTACAACAAGCCGAAGCGTACCCCCAATCACCCAACGAAATCACACGCTGTTCTAATTAAAGACGGCGGCAAGGATCGGATGATTAGGTTCGGTGAGCAGGGTGCTTCTACTGCTGGCAAACCAAAAGCTGGCGAGTCAGATAAGATGAAGGCAAAACGTAAATCATTTAAAGCCCGGCACGCAAAGAACATTGCTAAGGGTAAAACTTCAGCGGCCTATTGGGCCTCACGCACTAAATGGTAGGAGAATATTATGCCAACAGTAGGAAAAGGAAGTAAGAAGAAAGAGTTTGGGTACGACGTGAAAGGTCGGACACAAGCAAAAGCGTACGCAAAAACCATGAAGACTAATGTTGTTAAGAAGAAGAAAAAGTAATTTTTTTCTTAGCGTTATAAGCTAGGCTTATTATATGTGGTCAATTATTATTGCTATTGCTCTAATCGACAGTGGGGGGCGGGAGACACCGAAGTTGGTGTCCAGCTACCCCACTCTTAGAGAGTGTCGCTTGGAACTTTTAGAAGTAGCAAAGTCACTAGATTATGAGTTGGTGGTCAGCCCATTGCTCGGTTATTCCGTAAAAAAGGATAGTGAGGGCAAGACTATAGTGTTGTTCTGTGTCCAAAATCAAAAAGGTGTGTGATGTGGTCTAGCCCTTTGGAATTATACCCAGTGCATGTGTCACCTGATGTGGCACCTGTCGGTCACAGGCTTCTTATTGAGCCGCAGACTCACACAGTGAATGCGGAGTATCTTGTTGTTCAACCATCAAGAGAACCATACGGGATTCCCGTAGAGTACACACGGAGGTTATGGATATGCTAGCAGAATTGGCTATTGCAAATGCTGCCTTCGCAGTTATCAAAACCACACTAGCAAACGGAAAGGAAATTGCTGACGCTGGTGCCTCATTAGGGAAATATTTTGGAGCGGAAAAGGCGATAGCTAAACAAGTAGCTAGTGGGTCTGGCAACGTACTAGAGGCTTTCCAAGCAAAGGAAGCTCTTGTTAGGCAAGAAGAAGAACTTAAATTTATGCTTAATAAACAGAGGCTGCATGGTTGGGTGGACTTTTTGGCATTCAAAGCCCAGTACACAAGAGATTTAAAAGAAGCGGAACTCGCAGCGCGCAAACAAAAGGCAGCAAAAGCCAAAGCATTAGATGAAAATTTGATGGTAGCCATGAAAGTGTTTGGCATATTAATTGTGATACTGGGCGCGCTGTTCGGGGTCGCTATTTACGTGAGGTAACTATGAGCTTTCTAAGTTTTTTAAGTCCAATTGCTAACTTAGGGTCAACTTACCTGGAGGGTAAGAACCAAGTGGCGAAAGCTAAATCAGCCGCCGCTATTGTTGGCTTACAAGCCGACGCAGAAGTAAAAGTAGCGGGGGCAAAAGCGGCAAACAAGCTAGCGGACAACGGACAGACGCAAGAATACAACCTTGATTTGGTGGCAATGCAACAGATGGATAAGTCATTCTTAGACGAGATTATGATTGCATTATTGCTGGTGCCTATTGCGGCGTCATTTTTAGGCTACCAAGCCGAAGTCACTGCTGCGTTTGAATCATTCGCTGCAATGCCAGATTGGTACCAGTATCTAGTGTTGGGAGTGTATGTCGTAAAGTTTGGGATGCGGGGTTTATTGACTAAGCTAATGTCAGGCAAGTTAGGAGCCTTAAACGCGAAAAAGCCCCAGCTTTAATATATAATATAAGCAGTGCTAATACATTGAGATACACATGTCTGATTTAGAAAAACGTATGACAAAAGCCGAGTATGTTTTAGAAGCTCAGGCGGACCAGATTGAAGAGCTGGAAGAAGCCCTGAAAGGGCTAAGTACGACGCTCAATGGTATAGAAAAACTTTTAGCTCAGATCAAGTGGATTGCAGTCGGAGCATTGCTGGTAGTTGCTATCAGTGACCACACATTTAGCTCAACCTTAATGAAGTTACTCTCATGAATGAATGGAAATATTTTACTGAAGACGAACTAAAGTGTAGCCATTCTGGAAAATGTTTGATGGACCCAAGCTTCATGCTGACGCTCGAAGCTATCCGTATAAAATGCGGGTTCCCCTTTACTATTACTTCTGCATACCGCGACCCAACACATCCCATCGAAGCTAAGAAATCAAAGCCCGGCTCTCACGCAAGTGGTCGTGCTGTAGACATCGCTGTGCGCGGCGACAAAGCCGTCAAGTTAATCAAGGTTGCTTTTGAGTTTGGTATTACAGGCATTGGCGTTCAGCAAAAAGGCGGCAGTCGGTTTATACATCTTGATGACTTGAGACTTGAAGACGGGTTTGCTCGACCAAATATTTGGAGTTATTAATGGCTACTTTTAGCGTCTCACAATTTAACGGCATTGCCCCTAAGATTGCCCCTCGTTTGCTTGGCGAATCTATCGCACAAGCTGCGGACAACGTGCGCTTAGACTCGGGCCGTGTTGAGGCGCTACCAAACCACAGTGCTTCGGTTTACACAGTGCCAAGCACAACGAACACAGTGTATCTATACTCTGGTTCGATCTGGAAGAATTACAACGCAGAAGTAGATATTGTAGAAGGTCCAATTGTTAATGATGTAACTGAGCGGGTCTACTATACGGGTGAAACGTACCCGAAGATTTATCGAAACGATGGAGGTCCTTATCGTTTAGGAGTTCCAGCACCTACAGCAGCACCTACCGTAGCCGTGACGGGCACTGCTGATTTGGATGAACTTGAGGAGAGCCGTAGCTATGTTGTCACATTTGTCACAAGTTGGGGCGAAGAGGGCCCTCCATCCAGCGCAACGACACCAGTTTCGTTCCGGGATGGACAAAGTGTTACGGTCAACCTGCCAAGTATACCTACTACTGCTGGCCTTAATTTTAACTCAGGTGCTCTTAAACGTATTTACAGAACAAACACCGGTAGCACATCCACAGGTTTTCAGTTCGTTGCCGAAGTAGCTTACACCGCAACAACTTACACGGATACAATAGCGAACAACGCACTGGGAGAAGTAATCCCCTCAGTTACGTGGATGCGACCACCTGACGACGACACGACGTTATTTCCAACAGGTGCAATGCAAGGGCTTTGCTCAATAGGCAACGGCATAATGGCAGGGTTTACAGGTAAAACGTTATGTTTCAGTGTGCCTTACCTACCACACGCATGGCCTGTGAGTTATCAGCTTGCTACCGAATCAGAGATCGTAGCGATCAAGCCAACGCCCGGCGGACTAGTCGTGGGGACCAAAGGCAAACCGTACATTGCCCAAGGTTCAGATCCGTCAGCCATTAGCTTAATACAACTAGAAAGCGACCAAGCGTGCGTGAGCAAGATGTCCATGGTTGATATGGGTGGCTATGTTATTTACGCCTCACCTGATGGCTTGGTGACAGTGCAGGGTCAACAGATACAGTTAGTGACTGACGCATTGCTACGCCGCGCGCAGTGGCAAGCCTACAATCCTACAACGCTAAAAGCGATGAATTACGAAGGCACATACATTGCCTCGAACGCAACACAAAGCATTGTCTTTGATCCGCGTGGCGCAAAGAACGCGTTGTCGACGATCAGTGATACGTTTAAAGCTGCATACAACCATTTAGAAACAGACACGTTGTATTTTGTAGACAGTACGTCGGTTAAGAAGTTTGGGCAGGGTTCAGGTTCGTATACATTAACTTGGAAATCAAAACCGTTTGTGAGTGCTCAACCACGTAACTTTGGCTGGGCGCGGCTCGATGCTGCAAGCTACCCTGTCACGTTTAAACTTTACACAGACTCGACTTTGGAATTTACACACAGCGTCTTAAATAGTGAGCCTTTTAGATTACCTTCTGCAAGTCGCGCAAAATCCTGGGAGTTTGAAGTTTCTGGGACAGCGTCAGTGAACAGCGTATCAATTGCAGATAATGCGGCTGAACTTCTATGACAAAGAAACATATCGCACGGGCATTACCTGCGCTTCCGCCACGTATTGACCCTGAATTAAAACCATTGCTCACAGCGATAAAAGAAGTGCTGGAAGTGCAGGTCGGTCATCGTGGCGAAGACCTAGACAAAGCGGTTACGTTCCGAGATCTAACAGAATCTGGCATTGCTAACTTAGGCAACCAAAGCAGTGTTGGCACATTGGTACCCATCTCTGATGTGGGCATACAAACACCCCCACCAGAGCCAGTTACTCTTACTGCGGCTGCAACTTTTACCAACGTTCTTTTGTCTTGGGGCGGCGGTTTTAAACACGACTTAGTTGCCTCTACTGAGGTATATCGCAGCACCTCTAACAGTTTAGCTACAGCTAGCCACATTGGTAGCACCTCGTCGTTTATTTACACAGACACTGTTGAGCCCTCAACCACTAACTATTATTGGGTTAGGTTTCGTTCACCAGCTGGTGTGGCTGGCCCGTACAATGCAACTGCTGGAACATCGGCGGTGACCTCAAGTATTAATGATGCTATTCCTGACGCCACAATTAACGTAGCCAAGATAGCAAATTTGGTAGTCGATATGGCTAGTGTCACAGGCACATTAACCGCAAGCCAAATTTCTGCAGGTTTAATTACATCGAATATGGTTGATGCAGCGGGTATTAGTGCAGACAAGATCACGATGGACGGCAATATTGAATTTGCCAATACAGCTTCAGGTGTTCAGTTTGGTAAGACAGCGTTAGGTGATTCTCAAGCGGGGGCATTTTTTGGGCGGTCTGGTGGAGTGGCTGGCTTTAACATCTCATCGAGTACGAGCGGTATTTACGCAGACTCCGCTGGTCAAGTGGCATTGAACAACGTGCGCTTGTACACGGGTTCGGCTGGCTCGGCAGCAGAGTTTCCAAACCCTGGCACTTTTACACTTAACATCTCGTCAATTAGTACAGCTATCACTGTCATTATTATAGGCGGCGGCGGTGGTTCATGTAATGCTGGCGTGTATAACCCACCTTACGGAAAAATAGCGGGTACTTCAGGAACAGCTTCGTGGTTAAAGTGGTATTCAGGTTTGAACGGGACAGGTAGTGTACTAGCTACTTACACAGCCGCTGGCGGGGCTGGGGTGGCTGCAGGGTCAGTTGGGTCAAACAGAAGTAGTGCGTCTGGTGTGTCTGGGCAAGCCTCATCAAAAGCAGCGGGAGGCGCTGGTGGCAATTATTCAGGCGGTTATGGCGGTCACGGTACTTTCGGGTCTGGTGGCGGCGGCCCAGCAGGTTCAGACACTTACAACGGGTCATCGAATGCTCCTGTTAATGTAAGTGCTGGAGCGGGAGCAACTGTTTCGCAGCTAATCAACAAACCCAGCGGCGCACAAAGCGTCAAGCTTTTTGTAGGCACTGGCGGCACTGGCGGACAAGGCTTTAGCCAATTCATTGGGGGCAACGACAATGTTCAAGGAGCAAATGTCGCCGGAGGAGGTAACGGCGGTAACGGCTTTGTATCAGTGGCTGATCCGAACTCAGGCGGCATTGAAGTGGATCTACTTTCAATCGTTAACCGACTTACAGCAGCAGGTATTTAATTAACTAAACAGTACTCACAAAGGTAATAAATGTGGCATCAGTCAAACGGCAGCGCATTAGTACTCAAGAAGCACGGATGAAATCATCGTTAAAGTTTGCAGAGGATCGAGAAAGACCGCCATTACAACCCAAGACACCGAACCAAGATAAGTATCTCAAAGCATTAAAAAACCCACACTGCCCAGTGATCATTGCATCGGGTGTAGCGGGGTCAGGAAAAACCTACCTAGCGTGCGCATATGCCGCTGACCAATTCATGCAGAACCGCGTACAAAAGATTATCTTGTGCCGCGCAAACATTCCTACTGGCCGAAGCCTCGGCGCATTCAAAGGTGACAAAGACGACAAGATGATGAACTGGGTTATGCCTATGGTCGACGTCTTAAAGCAACGCATGGGTGCAGGTCGGTTTGATACCGCATTAGCGAATGGCAATATAGAGCTACAGCCATTAGAAACTATTCGTGGTCGATCTTTTGGCGGTGATAAAGAAGGTGCGATTGTTTTAATAGACGAAGCACAGCAGATGACAGTCGAAGAAATAAAAGCGGTGACCACTCGAATTGGTGAAAACTGTGTGTTGGTGTTGATGGGTGACTTGGCTCAATCGGACATTAAGCAGTCGTCAGGTTTGGGGGTATTAATTAAATTGCTGGATAAACATAAGCTGCCGATTACAGTTATCGACTTTGAGATCTCAGACATCCAGCGTAGTGATACGTGTCGAATGTTCGTAGAGTTATTCTATAAAGAGGGTATATGATATGGAAGCATTATGGGAAGCGTTAGCATTTTTAGTGCAGGCGATTACAATTGGAGGGATAGCTGGCGTCGTGCTAGCGATCATTGGTATAGTGCCTGTAGAGATTCACCGCAACATAGAGCTGCACGTTAACAACAAGGAAGAAGGAGAAAGGATTTTAAAATCCTGGGGGCTGGCTTTAGGTACTGAACCAGAGGAAGATGAGTAGGTCAGTGCGTAGGTTTTACCTGCGCAATTTCCTACGCAGTACCTAATTGCACTTAATTGTAAGTTATTGCTTTACATTGCTTTTAATTGCACTATAATAGCAGCGTGAACGGGCTAGGAAATCAACTAAGTTGTTGATATATATGGAGATATACCTTAGCTAACGCTAACGAGTCCCGTCCGTTCCGCCATTTTTAATTCTCCATATATATCAGTGACATAGCACTGGTAACAATGACTAATACGCACTTTCCTACGCAGTGAGTAGGAACAGTGTTATATTAGGCGTGTTAAGGAGAACACTATGGCCACATACACCCCACTCAAAGATAAGACAGGCAAAATAACTGCACATCGTTTTCAAATAAGGAAACGAGGGTATAAAGAAAAAACTAAGCAGTTTACCACCAAAGGAAAAGGTGAGCGTTGGGCTAAGAAAACCGAATCTGAAATGGATGCTGGTTCATACGAAAGCACATCGAACGCTGGACGTTGGACGCTGGGCGCTGTTATGGCCGAGTACCTCGACAAAATACACCCTATCAAACCTTTTTGTAAATCCAAGAAGAATGCACTACTTCGTTTAATCGAACACCCGATGGCGTCAGTCAGTATTGTGGATCTTACTACTCACCATTTCTATGAATTTGCAAAGTATCGTTCAGAGCATGGTGCGGGTCCAAAAACTGTAGCAGATGATATTGGGTATATAAGCAAAGCGCTGACGTATGGTCGCGCCATTTTAAAAATACCTAATGCAACTAAGCCGCTAGACGAAGTTAGACCTGTGCTAAATGACTATGGGTTAACTGGTTCGAGTAATAAGCGCAAACGCAGACTTGTGCCAGGAGAGTTTGAGGCGCTTATGTCTGTACCCCACAGAAAATATGATGGGGCTAGAAGCAATGACAAGGTCATGACTCGGCTAAGAATGAAATACATTATTCCTTTAGCACTTGAGACAACGATGCGGGAATCAGAAATTGCTCGAATGAAGATTGATGATGTTAATTTTGAGGAAGGGGAGCTGATGATTTGGGCGCGAAAGCACCCAACAAAGAAGGAAACAAACGATCAGTTAATTCCTCTTACAGAAGAAGCTAGAAAAGTTTTGCGAGAGTATTTGAACTTAGGCATTCACACTAAAGGCAAACCTTTGTTCTGGCCAGTAAAAGCTAAGAACATGGGTGACATGTTTCACACAATGGCTGAGAAGAGTGGGATTAATGAAGTGGGTAGCAGTGTTAAGTCAAACTTTAATAACTTGACGTTTCATGATTTGAGGCACGAAGCAATCACACGATTGTTTGCGGAAGGGTTTAAAGCGGAGGAAGTGATGTTGTTCTCAGGTCATACCGACATGAAGTCACTGTTGATCTATGTAAACCTCACCCCAGCCGATGTCCTACGCGCTAAGGAAATACGGCGCGTGATCATGGAACAACGGCTAGACGAGATTAGTTTAGCTCTTTAATTTCAGCAGCGGACAACGCGCATTGCTCGTCGACGTATGCTGCAAGATCAGATAAACGCATCATGCGTTTTTTGCCAAGCGTGAATGTGGGCACTTCAAAACGTCCACAATAAACGCTTTGTTGTAAGGTGCGCTTTGGTACGCCAAGCAAGTCACTGACTTCGTCAAGGCCGATAAACGGCTTGTTAAAAAGATCAGTGAGTAGAGTCTGAGTCGTCTTCATAAGATTCAACCAGTTTGTTGAGATACCACGCTGCCTTTTTGGCATCCTCTGCGGTGTCCCATTTCTCTCTCCATAGGTATTTAATTACGGTGGCTCTGCAGTGGGCTCGGAATCCTTCCGGTCCTAGTGCAGCGCGTATGGCGTCAATGCATTGCATCCCTGTATCAGATTGGTAATGCACAGGTTGCTCAACCATGTCGTGTTCTTTCATATTATTAGCTCTGCTTATATTGGAATGCAAAAAAATAGAAACTATTTTTATGGGGGGCCTTGCTGACATTGCTTGTAGTCGTTGTTGCCAAATGATGTTGCCATCCCTGCAAACCAAGGCTCCATGACGCCATAAATAGGGGCAGTGACAGCAAAGGTATCAGTGTGGATTAAGTGCCACTCCCAACATTCTTCTTGCATCCACGCCTTCTTTTTGGATTGATTGTTATTAAGTTGGCTAACTATCATTTAAAATTGCACCCCTCTTATTAAACCGCAAACGCTAATGCTTGGGTCTGATAAATCGACGGTGGTGTTAATACCGACTTCTGTTGGGTGGTACGTTTGTACTTCGTCACCTTTGATACCGCTAACAACACGAATAATACAAGCGCCTTTTCCGTAACGGACAAGGACCTGATTCCCTATCTCCCATTTAGCTAATGGGTCAATGATTGCATATTCGCCGTTGCTGTATCGAGGTGAGTATTCGTCTGTGTCTATTTCAACGGCGAACGCTCCTGACATTGTGTGTGTCATAATACTAACAACTCTATTTAAAACGGGTTTCCCCGAAAGTGTAATTGACACCGGAATTTCTGACCTCATCGTAGGGCTAACTGCGTTCAAGAGCTTATATTCTTCAAGCTCTGCCACTAAAGCCCCAAGGTCACAACGAAGTAACGCTGACACGCTTAATACCATCATAGGGTTGATGGATACTGCGCCGCTCAACATCTGATTAAACATCGGCTGTGAAACACCGATCTGATCCGCTGCATTCTTTTGGGTTAACTCCGACCCTAGTTTTCCGTTTTTGTATTTCCTCCATTCGTTATTAATTCTTCGGGACATCTCAAGAGAGTCAGCAGAAATTAGCCTTAGCGGTTTTGTAGATTTACTCTTTTGTGATTTGTCCATTATGTCTTGTCTCCATACAGAATTCTGTAAGCCATTTCGATACTTCTTTATTTGAAATGATTGTGTGTTTTTTAATTCCGTTTATCCATTGTTCTTTCTCGGTGAGAAGAAAACCCCCTGATGGGGACCCTATAATACAAGCACAGCTTATCGAATGTCCAGACATTTTTATTAGCCATGCTAATTGCTGTGCAGAAAGGTTTGGTTTTATGAGTGTGGTGTCACGTTTTGGTAGCTTAGCAATCCACTTATACTCGACCCATATGTTTGCAGCAGGGCCGGAATACCAACAGTCGGGGACACCGCCTGCGTAGTTGTCGTGGATTTTCCACTTGTGCATTTCTGAAGGAAGGGGGCGGTGGATGGAACGGATGTATCCGTGCTCATTCAAAAGGTAGGGCCTCTTTACTGAGGGCTCCATCCACCATAAAAGGGCGTCACTTCCATACAACGCCCGGTGCGCAGCGGTTAGGCTGCTTTTTGGTCTACGTGACCAGACAGATGCTTGTAAGCTTCTTCTGCCTTAGCGTGTAGGTCAGGGGATGCCCAGCCTTTGCGCTCGATCTTGTAGTTAAGATACGTCTTACCGTTCTTCTTATTCTCTTCTGTGATACCGGCTACGGCCCACACAGCTGAGAAACGATCGCCGCCCGCTGCTGCAATCTGATTGTTCCAGCGATTAGACACTTTGGCCTTGGTACGAGGGAACTTCATGATAGCGCCAGTGGCTTTACCAGTTTCGAGATTGAGTACAAGAACGTAGTGACGAGGTGAATCGTTTACGTCGTAGTTATCAATGTCTTCGAATTCTGCAGAGGGGCTGTTGAACGCTTGCTCAATGGCTTCTTTAGACTCGAATTCTTTGGTACTGGTTCCCGCGTCGACGAACGGGTAGTTGGTGTTCTTGTTCCACGCCATCCAGAAATGATCGTAGTACACATTGACTACTAAACATTCTGACATGATCTCGCGAGTCTGGTCATTGAACATCATGCCGGGCTTCGCACCAGGAATATAACGTGCATGACTTTCGTCACATTCGTTGCTGATCTTTTGGAGCAGCTTGATCTCTGGAATATCATCGGAGGAAACAGTAACGTTTTCGTTGCCGAGGCCGGCAGCGTTGGTTACGTGGTCTGGGGTGTCATCAATTAGCATTAAGCTTGATGGAGTTGTGATTTCTTTTTTAGGCATTGTACGTTTACTCACTGTAGTTACATTGGACGCTGAACCCTGTTGGGTAGCATAGTTATTATAAGCCCTGCTTATAGTTATGTATATAAGCTGGGCTTATTTATTTACAAAGCTCGAAGGTTTAACTTACGGTCTTTGAAAATCTCGACACCAGGGACTTCATGTCCGAGGTTTAATAGCTCACGAAACGCTGCTGCACTCATGCGTTTTTGCAAGAGGTAGAACGAGTCATTGGTCTTGATGTAGTCGTACACAAGATCCCAATCTTTGACAGTAGGTACGTCAGTCTCTGAGATAGAGACGTTGGCACTAAGACCGCCGATACGCTTGGCACCTTGGTCGTCCATCTTGACCATGATCTCGCTGGATAAGTTTTTGAAGTCTTCCTTGAGTGCGTTGACTTTCTTTTCGTCAGCACGGATTACTTCGCGTAGTTGATGTGCCTGTTCGATCAGGTCACCTAGTTTTGAATCAGTCATTGGTACTCTCCTCGTTGGTAATTTTATAATCAAAAGGTTCCATTAAAAATTCTTCGGTGTAAAAAGTATCACCATCGTGATGTTCTTTAGTGGCCATGTAGCCAAACACGTTGATGTGCATACCTGATGGGCCGTATACGATAAAGTTTAATCGCCTACCATCTTCTTGGACGATCTCTTCGTCACCGTCCGACACTGACCAGATTTGCGATTCTGCATACCCGAGTTTCATTAACTCATGGGGGGAATTTGCGTAATCACCACAGCAATTGCCGTCACTGTCCATTCGTGAAACTTGTTCAAACGGGAACTCTTTGTTGTAATCTGTCATTCGTCACTCTCCATTTCATGGATCGTATACCCTTGCTCTTCGCCAGCTGCGTGAGTGTAGTCGACTAACTGAGCCCATGTAGTAAAGCCTTTAGAACCTAAGTACATTTGATCAAGCTCTTCGCCATCTTTGTCCCATGTACCTACCATGGAGACAGTAGCGGTTTCTGACATCTCGCCGTAACATCTAATACCTTTATGAATTGTCATTTGGGTTGCTTGTTTCATGGTTTAACCTCCACTAATTTAAAAAATTTATCTGTACTTAAATCTACATCGGCGAATGCAATCCTATAGCTTTCATTTGGATACTCTAAACCATCAGCCATAAAGTAATCGTTATAACCCTTGGCGTAGGCATCTATACGATCCACTGCGTTTATGTTGTCACTATAAACAACTAGCATTGGTTCACCATCTTGTACATACATGTAAGACTCTTTAGCAAGAGACCATACTAAGTGCTCTGTGACTGTCATTATTGTCATACGACCTCCTTATGCCGCATGGAAATGTCTTTGAGCATGCCTGCAACTGCGTATTCAGTGAGCGTTTTATCTGCTTTGAAGTGCAAGTCACGCTCAATCGGCAGGCCAAACGGGGGAAATTTGATAGACATGAGTTCGTCCATCGACACATAACCTAGTTCGGGTGTTCCGAAACCTAAGTCACAAAGTCCATAGGCCATGTTTGATTCTGGATCTAACTCAGTCAGCAGCCATGTACAGGCACCGCCTCCAAACAATTTAACGACGGGCTTAAAATCTATTTCGTCTGCGTCTCCATTGTTAGTGTTTCGGTTCTTTATTAATTTAGCTTCAATTGCTTTAGTTAGTATCTTCATAAGTCCTCCTAGTAGGTGTGTTTTTCGGGTTGGCGAGCGTCCATATCTGCTGCCCAAAGATCATGCTTCTCTTCGTGCTGACTAACTGCTTCGGCCCCATCCTTGGCGTACTGCCACACAAACTCATCCCAATCGGCAGGAAGGCTCTGACCTTCCTCTATAAAACTAATCTCATTGGAACCATTCATATAAGTACAGAATCTTTTATTCATACATCCTCCTTAATTTCTTCATAACGAAGGTCTTCGTAGACACTCTCGTTTATAAACATCTGAACAATAGCGTCAGCTTGTTTATCATCAATCAACAAAATGTCAGTGCTTATTTTTCCATCTGCTTCAACTTTTGCTAACTCGGCTGCAGTGCAAGTTTGGGGGTTAATAGACGCTCCTTGCGTTAGTTCTAGAAAACGATCTACGTGCTCTGGATTCCAAAATTTATAAGTTTTTAGTTTTGTTTTTCTTAGCTCAAGTTTTTCTAGTTCGAGTTTTACTTCATGTATTTTGTCGTCAAACATTTCCATTAGTTCGTGTGCATAGTCGTCCTCGGCGCTGTAGAACTGATCTTTCCAGTGCTTTAAAGCGCTAACAAAACCTTCTGTGCAGTGTTTACAGTCATATATTCTAGTAAGTTGCATACGTCCTCCTTAAAACGAGTCGTTTACAGCACGCATGACTTCGTCACACGCCGCCGTATAGGTTGGATATTCGCCAATGAACTGGTCATTAATGCGTAATTCAACGTGTTCCATATTTCCGATCATTCCGACCGGCTTAATTATTACTGAGGCTGTCATGTCGTACAGTCCTGCTTTAATTACATTATTCATAACTTCTCCTATGCTGCTTTAGTGATCTGATTGAACAACGACAACAGGTCATTCATACGTGTCATCTTCTCGCCAAGTCGCTCGTACACTTTGGTTTCGTGTGTGTCACGGGCTGCGATCATGATGGTTTCGGTCTTTTGTGTCTGGCCTGCACGATAGATACGGCGGTTCATCTGCTGGAAGTGCTCGGCATTGTACGATGGGCTACACCAGATGGTCGTAGTGCCCTTGGTCAATGTCAGTCCGTGACCAGCGGCCTGCGGGTGACAGAAAATAACCTGGAGCTTACCGGCTTGGTAGTCGCGAACGATCTCAGTACGTCGAGCAACGGGCACTGTGCCGTCGATGTAGGCATACTCGATACCTAGCTTGTCAGCTAACTTGCAGAGCTCAACGCGCTCATGTCGCCAGTTGAAGGCAACAAGACTGTGCTTGCGTGCAGCAACAAGTTCCATTACGAGATCATAGCGCTGTGTATGAAACACTTTGCTGATACCGTCTTCGTTGTAGATGGCACCTGTGCATAACTGCAACAGCTTTTTGACCTTGGCTCCTGCATGGATGGCATTGATCGTCTCACCGTCTTTGGTGTCGATCATAGAGTCCCATGCAAAATCTCGGTATTGCTTGAGCAATGCTGGTGGTAAGTCGATGTACATGGTGTGCTCTGTATTTTGTGGAACATCAATACAGTCCTCGAAACGAAAACGTATGGAGATGTCTTTGAGCATGCCTGCGACAGCATCTTCTGAGCCGGGCTTGTCTTTCCACTGAACCATGCGTGGGTCAGGACCAACTTGCTGTGGTGAACATACCTGAGAGCGATAACCCCAGTAGCTTTTGCCAAGGCGTTCGCCGTCGTCGACAAGCTTGGCAGGGTGCCACATGTCTAAGATGGTGTTGGCATTGGGTGTGCCTGACATAATGATGCGGTGCTTGAATGTATCCACTAACTTAGCAATTGCTTTGGAGCGTTGGCTGGTGGAATTCTTGAAGGCTGTAAACTCGTCAATGCACAACCATGAGAAACCGTCGAGAACGTCTGGGTTATTGACAAGCCACTTGACTGCATCGTGGTTGGTAATAGTAATGTCTACATTCTCTGAGAACATCTTGGCTCGGTTCTTAGCGTACGCAACAGCGTACTTGAGCTCTGGATTGAACTGCTCGATGTCGTCACCCCAGCTAGGCTGAAGGATAGACAGCGGCGCAATGACAAGCATCTTACCGTCTTTGTTTTCTGTGTAAGCCTGCAGAACTGAGCGGGTCTTACCAGTGCCAGGATCTGATGTCACAATCACACGGTCATTAGCTGCAATGAAGTCTGATGTGACACGCTGATGCTTGTATAAAGCTGGTGTAGTTTTGAAGAAGTCCATAATAGTTATGCCCCGTTCAATATAAAGGTAAGGTTGTCTTTTATCTCGCGAACATATTCATCATAAGACAAAGGTATTTCGCCAGTGTCTTCAAGAGAGTCGACATACCATTCGTAGTGCTCTTTTAATTCACTTGGGCTAACGTCTTTTAGTTTGATTGGTTCCATGAGTCCTCCTAGTTAGCAGCGACCCAACGTAACGTTGGGCGGCGTAGCTTTATATTTTTAACTGAGTACAGGACCCAACGGCATGACAGCTTTTTGTAACTTACAAATTGCTTGGCAATGATGAGAACAACACTGATGAACAAGCCACCGATGATCGCTGCCATCATGCCGCTGTAAGTGCCAGCGAATACATACATGAGTCCAATGGTGGCAACGATGTCGATGAGTATGTCGAAGCCTAAAATATTATTGAAGCCGACCTTATACAGCAGGAATATAATCCCCAGTGCGGTTAGCAAACCGGCGCTTAACATCGCGATACCTCTCTATTAAGAACTGAACACAGTTCATGGCTAGTGTGAAAATGTCATAGGCATAAGCAGCCCAGATAAGAAAATTAATAAGTACGGTCTTGAGCATAAGACGAAATCTCCCATAATAATTTGATAAGCAACGCAGCAATGAGCAGCACCATAACGGTAGTAGTAACAAAGCTGAGTGCACTGGATAGTAGTGATAAAGCTACTGTGATCGTCGTAGCGATAGCTGCGTATTTAAGGCAACGATCGTTGGACAATGTCTTGAGTCGTGAATAAATGGTCATAGATCCTCCATGGATAAGAATAGAAAAATTGCAGAGTCACCAAAGCAAGGATTTGGAGTTGTAAGTTAAAAAAGGTTAGCAGCCTACTTACAAACTTCCGCCGCGTACTGCTCGGCTCAGAGAAACTTCGGCCTCTGCTGCGGGTGTTATTAGCCCCACCGCCCGCTGGGGTAATTCTTGGTTTATATAAACTACTATTTAGTCTATAACGCCCCATTCGCATGAACCGTCTTTGGCGTAGTGACACCACTTACAGTTTTGGCGCGAGGGTTTAGGTTCGAAGTCTGTGCATGACGTCATAGTGAGGGCTCGTTTATTGAGCTTAGGCCAGAACATCATGGCTTGTTCACGGGTATATGCTTGGATCGTGGGCCCGTGATTCTGATCCAGATACCAAAGCTCGGTCTCTATGTATTCCATTTTGGGGAAGCGCATAAACGACGCAATTGCGTACGTCATGAGCTGAGCGCCGTGCTTTAGTTCGTTATTCCATTTCTTGCCTGTCTTATGGTCGATAGCACGACCTGACGTTTCGCTTTCCGTAACGAATGCATCTAACTTAATGCGTGCCCAGGTGTCAGGGACAGCCCAACCTGTTGGTTCCCAGGATTGTGTAAAGCCCCAATCACCTTCGACTTCGACTTTGCCATCTTCGTAGTCCTTGCGCAGTTGCTTGAAACTCTCTGTGTATTTAGATAACTCGTCGGGTAACTCGCCTACAAAACCTTGAACGTAGTCCTCTGCAAGTGTGTGAATAGCTGTACCACGATCGGCAGCACTGCCTGATGGCTCTGGGATTTTCTCTACTTTGTTGAGGTACACACGGTATGGGCACTCTTCAAATTTGGTGAGGGTAGAAAACGACCACGCTTTGATAGGTCCAAGTATTTGTAACGCATCTGCTTGTGCTGTCGCTTCTGCGTCTACTTTATTTTGGTCAGGTCTATCGCTTGCAAAAAAGTCCATATCAATGCTCCGTGTTTAATGTAATGGGTTGCCGTGACAAATTGTTTCTTTGTCTGTGGGTGAGAAGTGGTGGTCAATTAGTTCTTGTTTATCAAAATCTACTAAACGAAACGTTTTTATTAAGCCTCGTCTACGAATTTTGTCAGAGCACTTTACGCGTTCTGTAATTACGCCACGCTTGCCTAGCATTCTTGCGAATTTTTCTTTACTAAACGCACCGTTTTCAATTGAATTGCACAAGGTGTAGAGCTCTTGGTTAGTTACTGCTATTTCTTGGCCTTCGTTAAACACCCAGTTTTTAACAATACGTTCTGAATTAAGTTGTGTGTTTACATCGTAATCACGGCTTAAAGAAGCATCGACACTAAGAATTTTCTCAACGAAATAATCTAAGTTGCTGGTTTTGATTGCAGTAATAAAGTGATCAATCCATGTCATGGATGCGTCACGCATAAGCTGTTTAGCACTGTTATCTAATGGCTGGTATGCTTGGATAGGATCAGCTTCAAACGCGTTAACAAACTCAACTAAATTCATAAGTTCTTTGTCACGATTCTTTTTAAGGTCCTGCATCATGTTTGGGTAAGCAGCTAAGATAGGAACTTCTTGGCGCTTGCCGATGTTGAAACGTCTGTCTGTAGCAGATAAACGAATGACTTCAATCTCATTTGAGTTAAAGCACATGTTGGCGTACAACCTAACTTGACGTTGAGCCTGTCGCATACCGCGAACAGTACCGAAGGTTTCCGTTACCATATGTTTAAGCTTGTTCATCATCTTGTTAGAAGATGCGCTGTCGGTCAGTTTGAATTCGTCAACAACTAAAAACAAAGTGTGTTCTTCGAAGTCGTTGAATTGATCTTCGACGTTTTCTAACGTCTTGTAGCCTGCATGTTTGCCATACAACTGATGAATAATTTGATGGAAGAATAAGCCTTTGCCTGTACCCTCAATTCCTGTGAACACCCACGCTGTCGTCAGCTTTTGTTTCGTCTGGAAGGCATACGCAAACCAGTTGAAGAAATGCTCGAATTCCGGATCGCTGGACCCGACCATGTGATACATGATTGCGTACAGCGTGGGGCTGCATTTTTTTAATAGATAACCTCGTCCGTATTCAAGCGTGTGCTCATCTTCTGCAGAGAGTTCTCTGTGGCGCAGAAACTTGGTCGGTTCATACGTGTTTACAAATTGATTCTCAATATCTAACTGCACGTTAGTTTGTGGATCAAAAACACGATCCCAATCGGGTATAGGTTCGGGTACTTCCTCGCCATGGTTAGCCATAAAATCTTTTAAGTTAGCGCGTCTAGTAGCGTTTAATTTCATGATAAGGTCATTGTTTGTGTCATACGTCAGGGCATAATGCTCGTCCGATGTAGCGTCACGAAACACATAAGGTGCTGGGATGTTTGCGGCAGTGATCCGCTCACTGAACTGTTCACAAATCGACTTATAAAAATCCATGTCTACGTCTTTCATTCTGAACGGAGGTTCATCTTTGAAGTTGTAAACGATTTGTGGATTGTCTATTGGCCAGTAATAAGCGTTGCTGTCGCCCATACGCCCATCTTTGTCTTGGATGTTAGCGTAGACATAACCTGATGAGTCGTTGACATAAGCTAACTGCATTAACGCACGATCTGGATTAGCAACAATCTCTACCGTCCTGCCACTACTTCTAATGCTTTGCATGTCAGCAGTTTTATGAGCAAGGCCAGCGTCTTTACGGACTTTCTTTAATGCTTTAGCGGCAAGTAGTTTGATCTGATCTTCTGTACAGCCTACAAGCAATGGCATGAGGTCAATGATCGCTGCTTGTTTCTCTACGAGTACAATGCGGTCGTTATCATCTAATCGTTTTTCTACACCTGTCATGATTGGTGGAGCGATATAGATTAACTTAGAATTATCTGCCACGGTTCGATCACAAGGATAGATGAGCGCTGTGCCGTTGCTGCTCATATTTAACTGATCGTTAAAGATGGGAGAGTCAAAGTTGAGCTTAGTCAGCCAACCTTTTAATGTCTTAGGATGCACTGGGTTAGCCAGCATGAAATCCAAGTGCATGGATAACCGATCAGCTTTCATACCAGTAGAAGCACTGGCTGTCGCAATGTAACTTATATTGTGGAGCTCTTCAGGAAGGAGCTTTACAAGGTACTCAGCGGCAAACATTATATTAGCTCTGCTTATAACACCAGTCGTAGGATAATTAGGCGTAACGCCAAATTCCTTAGCCTTAACTAAGTCAAGGTTGTCGATGTCTATAGTCATCCAATCACAAACAAGATTCGTTTGTGTTTGGCCTGCGCGAGATTGCTCTTCCAGGTTTTTCTTGAGCTGACCCCGAAGTAGGGCATGACCTTTGGCTGCATGGTTAACCATGAGCTTATGCATCTGCTTTAAGCCGCTGGATGAGTTGGCTACTTCGTAGACGTGCGAGTCAAAGGTTTTGACTTGTGGGTAGCTTTTTTTGGAGGTGGGGGTGAATTCTTTTGCAAGACGAACGCCGTTGCTCGCCTGCATGAATGTAAGAACGCTCATTATTTATTTCCCGTCAGATAGCGTACTAGAATATAAGCATTGCTTATATTACTCAAGCGTTAATATATAACTTTTTGTTATAGGGGTATAACTAGTTAATATTATGACGACGGTTGTACACTTCTTCGCGGTCGATAATGATCTCAGGAGGGGCTTCAAAACTGAGGCGTATCTGCCCGTTTTTCTGTCCTTGTAATACGGTAACTTTTATTAAGCCCGTGTCAGTTTGGATAAATACTCGCTGCATCTCATTACGCGTTAATACCAAATTGCCGTTCATTGTAAAATGTCCTTTATTTACTGTAGTTGTCCGCATAGCCGCCTTCTGCGTCTAAGGGTAAAGCGGAGGCCCAGACAGGGGGAGTACGCATAATGTCGTACATCTTATTTATCGTCTGGTCTGGGTTGGCTTGTGAAGCTATGCCCACAAGTTCATCGTGAACCTGCAATACGATACGCCCACCAATGCTGGTGAGGTAATCGTCAGCTGCAAGCATCTGATCTGTGACTACGATGCGAGCAAGAGCCTGTGTGATGTTTTCACACAGCTTGCCGCCGTAGATCTTAGTCTTGTGTCTGCCCGAGCCATACACGGTCTCTCGTCCCTCAGTCCGTAGGTCTGGGTAACGAAGGTACATGCCATTGGGCAGTTTAATTTTTTGGTACTGAATAATAAGAGGGCCGAACGCGAAGTTAGCATGCTTGTTCTGCATTGCTGTGCACGCGTTTTGGCAACGCTTCCAGTACTCTGTAATGCGTGAGTTGGCGGATCTATACAGATCGACAATGCCTTGCACTTCGTGTTGTTCAAGACTCACTGGTGGTCCAAGCGCACCCATCTTGAGGGTGTCTCTAAACTTGTCAGCGCCCATGCCATAGCCTAAGCCAAGCACTGCACACTTCCCAAGGAAGCGTTCGGCATTGTCCACGCCTTTGATAATAGGGCGGTGGTATATTTTGCTGGCGAAGTCGCAATAGACATCGCCTTTTGCATTAAACACATCGAGCATTGATCGCTGGTCAGCGAGCCATGCCAACATCCTGGCCTCAATGTTGGAGCTGTCTGCGACATACACAAGGCTGCCTTTGGGAGCACACAGTGACTTACGTAACTCACTACCTCGTTTAAGGTTCTGTAAGTTAAGCTTCTCACCGCCGCTGTAGCGGCCAGTGTGTGCACCATAGTAGTTTAAAGCTGCAGGTATAAGACCACGGCACCGATCAGCAGTAAGCAGAAGCCTGTCTGCCCGAGTAACTTCGCCGGTTGATTTAACCGCTTTACGAGCCGTCCAGATAGGCTCGTAATCAGAGTTATCGCGCTGGAGTTTTTGAAAGCCGAGATCGGTTTTACCAAGCGCATGCGTAGGCTTACCTGTAGTAGGAGAAATCTTACTCGGCACTTTAACTTTAAAAAGTGTAAGTAGCTCAGCAAACTGTTTATTTGAGGAGAATATTTTTGGGTCTTCATAGACTGTTTCCAACTGATCAGTGATGAAAGTCAATCCATGTTCGATGAGCGCTGTGCGTTGCTCAGCGGAGATAGCAGCGTGCGCAGCAACTCTCTCCCTATCCAATACTATCGCGGGTTCTACAAACATCTTAGTAGTAAGATGAATGAGATCCTGCTCGCTTTGAGGGAAGTGGCCGATCATCTGCTGGTAGCAATGATAGGTGAGGTGAGTGTCTTGTATACAGTAGCCTTTAATCAACTGCGAAAGCGCATCGTCGAAGTCTAGGATGCCTTTGCTGTCTGCTAGCTCATCACCTTTACGCATTGTGTCATCGTCTGGGAACAGACGGATGCACAACTCTTTAAGAGAGGCCGACTCAAAGGGGAAAAGAGCCTTGGCCATTGATCGTGTGTCTGCATAACGCGTTGGGTATAGCCCATAGTGGTGGTGCAGAATGAATGCGTCGAACTTAGTGTTCTGGCATATCAGTGTGCAAGGCTCATCGAGCGCCGCGCGCAGTGCCGATGCCATAGCATCGCCTGTAAAGTATAAAGGGGCACCATCGTTGATCTGAATAGACACGCCGTGCGCTTTGAAGCGCTCGTCGGTGACGTATTCGATGGTGTTCATCTTGCGAAGAGTGTAATCCTTGTCGTAGTAAGTCTCGAAGTCTAATGTAACGAGTTTCATGTTTTGTCTTCCATGAGATGAGAGGGTTTATTCTAATTCTTGCTCTGGTGCACCAGCCATTGGCCGCTGCTCGATGGTGAATGGCTGGTTAGCCAATCGTAATCGGTCTAATAGTGTTTGTTTATTGATGCGTTTCCCGCCGGGCAATGCCATAACATTAGGTTGTCCGGGTATTTCAGGGATGATGCACCCGTTAGTGCGGATGCAGTAGTACAATTCATACCCGGGTTTCATAATGGCTCTGCTTATATGTTGTCAGAGACTAGTATAAGCTGTGCTTATGTAATAAGGCAATGCCGTTAGGCATATTTTGTGTTGGATGCGAAGAATTCCATGCCTGCTTGATGGGAAACTAACTCGACTCCTGGCTTTTCCCAAAAGGCGTCGTGCAAAGCAGCGTTCCAGAAAGTTTTTACAGTGTCAGACACTGGTACGTCACGGTCCATGTAAGCACCGTCAAACTGCACATCAAACACTACATCGAAACCGTCGATGAGCTTTTCGTATCTGAGTACATGTTTGCCAATAACAATCTCAATTGTATTACCTAGAGGCATAGTGACGTGTTCGGATATTTTAATCAGGTTAAGATCAAAAAGATTCATGAGGTTCTCCTACCAGTGAGTTTGGAATTTTGATAAATCATTAGATAGCATTTTTTCGTACATCAGATCTTCGTCTTCAGCAAAATGCCAGTGGGATAATAAGTTATTAAGTTGTTGAGTTTTTTTGGTGCGCATAATAGTTCTCCATAAATATGCAACGCCTTGGACAATTTTACAATTGGTCGCTAGGCATGTGGATATGACTACAAGCTGAACGACGATTTGCAGCAGTGGTTAATGTGGGTTGCAAAGTGCAAGATGCGCTAGTGCGTAAAGGTATTAATTGAGACATACGGTCTGTAAAGACAATGTGCCAGCTCCAGATGTTTTCTGACATCCAATGCAGTTTTTTACACCGCATTTTGCTTAGGTTAAATAACATGATTAACTCCATTTATTAATGTTGTCAGAAGACGAGATTGTCCTCTGACTTTTGGCGAAGAGCGTCGACTATATCGAGCGCTACCCCTATATTACGTTCGTCTTCAGGCTCTCTTAGCCTAAATGCGTACGCTACAATCTGTAATTGAGCGATGTCGTCGTCAGTGAGCACTGATTGCGAGTAGTAACTACCCTCAAGGGCGTCGACTATTGCGAAATATTCATGTGCTTTGACAAAACGCATCGTGATTACCTATAAAACTTATGAGTGCCGATGGTGGCTACTGATTCAAGCGTGCTAGCCCAACTTGGACTAACGTAATGCGCATGATAATGCGTAGCTCCATCGACAAGATCCGGAAAATCCGGGGTTAATACTAACGAAGCAACTTGATTTGCTTCTAGCCACGCATTAGCGTCGCGTGGTGAGTCAGACAAACCGTCACACCACCAAGAAAATTGGCAAAGATGCAATCTTCCGGGGTATTTATTGTGGTAAACAACATCACACACACTATTAGGATAGTGCGGTGAGCTGACTCTGTTCATTACAACTTGAGCGACGGCCACTTGCTCTATGAGAGGTTGTGACCTTGCTTCAAAGTAAATATTCTGCGCAAGGCAGAACAAGGCTTCTACAATCATGCGGCTTGTTTAACTCCTAATAGCTTTTGGGTAAACCAAGACAGCTTGTTTAACGTGACGATTTGATGTCGACCGCTGTAATTGTAGGTTTGGGATACTAATACAGGCGTTGCAGGACCGAGCGTTTTAACTGTAACGGGTCTGCCTCTGCGAGCACGGATTGGTTTGCCTGCATCAAGTTTTTTCTTGATACTGTATTTGCGCATCGAGCAAGCTGGGCTTGTACGTTTTAACTTTTTAGCAACTTGCGCTATTGGCAGATCGCTGTTCATTAAAAAATTAGTATCTTTTTTGGTCCAGGTTTTATTACTTTTAGTTTTCACTTTGCTACCTCATTAGCTGTGCTTATATTAACATCTTTATTGATGCTGTTTACTTCTTGTAATTCGTTGAGTTTTTGTGCCATGGTGTTGTACAACACGTACATGGCGGTTAATGCAGCCATATTACTGCCTGAGCCTGTGCTATGGCCTTGGTATTCAGCGTTAATAAGGTCATTGCCGTATTTTAAAGCTTCGTTGATCGTTGCTCGTTCGCTGAACATTCCTACTTTTTCGTAAGTCATACGTTTTTCTCCGCAATATAGTTTTGGAGGAATTGGATAAGGTCACCCGCCGCCTCCTCGGGTAGATAGACTTTGGAGGTATCTATATAACTTCTCTGCAGTGTCCCAAAAGAAACCTCTACATGACGTATCGTTAGCCCGTTTTTGTCGATGGCTCCTTCTAGGAGGTCTAGCTTTTGATAGGCCTTTGAGTACTCTGCATTTATCTTGCGTTGCTGTTTGATTTTTTCAGCAAGCGCTAAGACTTCATCGTCTGTTGTTGGTTTACTCATAAGTCCTCCTTAATCGTTAGTATGTTTGTTCATCCAATCGCGCTGGTGTTGACTGATTTCGTATTTGTCTTCGTTTTCGTCTTCCTCTTCTTCGTCTTCGGGGTCATCCATACTGGTTTCCCCACATTTCTGATCCATAATCGAAATAATGTCTTCTCGGTATTCGCAGATATACTCGTCAAAAGACAGTGGAATGTCTCCGTTATCAATAGTTTCATCATGGTAAAAGTCGTAATGCTCACTCATGACAATTTTAATTTGTTGTACTAAGGCTGACATTTGTATTCTCCTTATTTATAACTGGTCCAAGGTGGCATGTACCAATGATCTACTGGATGATCATTGGCCATTGGGGTTGTGATTAGGTCTAACTTCTGGTCGATCTGCTCACGCAGCTCCTGAACAGTGACACCATAATCTTCTAGGATCTCAGCTACTTCTACTGGGTGCTCTTCGCAAAGATCTAGCATGTCGTATGCGCCTCTGTCGTAATAATTGTAATCGTCGAAAGAGTAGTCGTTGTCTGTAACGTCGCGCGATGTTGGGAGTGCTTCCCAATCAATTTGTAATAGACGAGCGAGTAACTTTTCTGCAAAGCCTACGTCTTGCGTTTCTTTGATGGTGTGTTGTGACCAGTAGCCAACGGACAAGTTGGTACACTCTGGGATCATGTGGGTGTAGTTCGCTGAGTCAGTGAACACACCGGTGTCGCAAGGCTTGAACTTGAATCCTGGTGTAATGTTGAGCTCGTTGCTCAATGCTTGTGCGAACTCGTCTGATGCACACCGTGTGCCTTGGTGTGTGATGACATCTTCGTAGTAGTGACGATCGAACGCTACGCATCTTCGTAGGCCAAGTGCCATGAGATACTCATAGTTATCTTTTGCTGAAGCACTTGATCCGAGCCCACCGACTTCTTCGTCACGGTGGAAGGCATAAAGTCCAGGGACTTTGGCTTCGATCATGGCGAGCATAAACCATATGCCTGTGCCGTCGTCAGCACCGAGCTGTGACTTGTGATCTGTAAACAGATGGTTGGTCATAGGGTCGATGACTAACTTATTTTTGTAGTCTGCATGAGGCTTGGGATGGACAGTGTCGGTGTGACAACTGAACATTGTAGTCGACTTGTCCATGGACACTTCGACAAACACATTGCCGTAGGCATCCATGCGTGCACCTTCTAAGGATAGTAGGTTGTTGGTTACCCAATCTTCCTCAGTTTGTGAACCTGATGGGCGTTGTATTTCAAGAATGTTAAATAATTTCTGAACGTCGTTCGCTGGGGTTGTGATAGCTAACATGTAATTCTCCTTATGCTGCTGTTTCTAGGGTGATAGGGGTAGTAGTTTCTAGTAACGAGTAATTGCCTACTTCGTCACAAACAAGGTGGCTGGTCCAGTAGTAGTCGCCGTTTATTTCTGAGGCTAAACATGTGGGGATACTTTGCTGGTGGTACTTAGAGTAGACAACTTCGTCATCTGGGAACCAATCTGTTGTGCCATCGTCCATGGTGATTAGCTCAGCGTCATCTTCTATGAGGTAATGACCTAAATGATCGCTGTGAACTGCATACTCGTCACTAACATGCAGACCGTTGCCTATGTATGAGGCTTCGTCTTGATGAATGTACTCGTCTGATACATCACATGTGACTAAGTCATCTGTGTGGTAATACTCATCGGTTATATGGCATTTGTAGATGCTGTAGAATTGCAACGTGTTGTCGGTATGTCTGTACCATTCACCCATAGAGTCTATAAAAATAGCATCGTCATGATGGATGTATCGGTCATGACTATTACCGCAATACGCATGCACAAAATCATTGTCTAGGCAGCATTCGCAGACGTCGCCAACGTCATCTACATAAGTTGCTTCGCTGTCATGATCTTGTTCGCAGTTAGCACACGTTTCCTTGCAGCTTTGGCACACGCCAGTTTGGTAATTGGCGGTCATTTCACCGTAATTTTCTTCGCAGATGCGTAAGCAATCATCCATGTCGTCAACTGGCAGATTGCCGCTGTCGATGTATGGGCAGACAAAGGCTGCGCCATCGTTGATTGGTATACGTTCTATCGTTTGTCCTACTAAGGCATAGCTGTTATGGGTGAAACCTGCGTCTTCTAATCTACTTCGCAATTCACTACGCGCGTTGTCCATTGCGTCGGTGTTGTGGTAAATCTCGACATATGATTGTGTGGACTGTACAACAAGTGAACGTGCTGGAATAAGTCCGTTCGGTAGTTCGATATAAGCTACTTCGATGTCGCCATTAGCTAAGATGCTAACGGGCAATCGACCGGTAGAAGCTGAACCGTCGTACCAGTCTATGGGGTGCGACATACAAGAACTTGGTCCACGTAAGTAGACGTTGGTGAATTCTTTGATGGTTTTTGCAAACTTTAGCTGCACAGTTTGGTCGCCGTTCTCAATAGCCACGCATCTGCGTACTTGATCGGAGTCAAGGTCTAAGAACTTGTTAAGGTAGCGACCGGGCTTAGTTCTGATCTGACGATCAGACTCACGGTAGCTGGGGTCAATAGGTTGAAAGGCTACTTGTCCAGGTTCTTGGGCAGAGTAATGAGGAAAGGTAAGCGGGGCGACATGATTGCTGATAAAGAAATCTTCGGTGCAGAAGCTAGGGAAGGTGCGTTGCGCCTTGAACGTTGCTGGTGCAAAGTGGCGAGCGAACTCGCGTTTGAACCAGAACGAATCTTGTATTTCTTCTGGACTCAATAGAAGTCTGCGAATGATGTGATTGACCTTGCTCGCTGTGCCTTGGTCGATGGCCGATTGGTTGTGAAGAACTAAGTTCCTAAACCAACAGCTGTAGTTGGGCAAAAACTTATTAAGTTCTTGCTCGCTGCGAATGTGCCGAGGCACATTGAACAGGTGCAGGTCGATGTTGCCTACATACTCCCAACCACTGTCAATTGCAGATTGGAATTTTTCGTGGTCATCGTGATAACTCATTGCAAACGGCACATCTAAGCGGTCAGGATTGTAAACAATAAATTTACTGTTCTTTTCAAGTACGTCGCCTGCGTCAACGCTGTATAACTGACCTTTATGCAGATCAGACAATGGCCATATTTGCATAGGGCCCATTGTGGTCAAGTCCATTGTGGTAGTAATGGTGTGGTTGTTTTCTGCTCTGACAATTGTATTGTCGACTAAGAAAAACAAAGACACTGCATAGTCTTTAACAAAGTACTGTGGTGTGTGATAGGACATAAGATAACTCCATTTGATTAGCTGTGCTTATAACAACAAGCACTGGTTAAGGTTTAAGGACTAGATCCTCAAACTTTGCTTCGATCCATACATGAGCGCCGCATCCAAGTGGGAACTCTGGGGAATAGATGATCTTACTAGGGCCATCTATGATTACTTCGCGGCAATATGTGTTTGCCTTGTAAGTTTTTACAGTTATGCAAGGATGATTCTCACCATGCTTACGATTGTCACGAATGACATGTTGATTAATGTGTATTCGGGCTTTCATTGAGCACCTCATCAATTAATATTTGTCGTTTGTTATCTATTCGAGAATAAAGATTGTTAACTTGCACAGTTCTTTGACAGAACGTCTTGCCAGATAAGCTTTTTATATATATGACACATTCGTCATACGGCACATTTAATGCTCGTAATTGAACAACTAAATCTAAAATTACGTTACGGATTAATGTTTTTCGTTGTTTTCTTATTTTTGTAAACAGGTTTTTACGATTTATGGCTGTTTGACAACCTTGTATGGAACGCTTTAATACCTGTCCACAATTTTCTAAGGGCATATTTAGGGCTCGCAATTCAACAAGCAAGTCGAGTTCGTTTTGAGAAAACGGCTTGCCGTGAACAAATTGTCTTTGGTCAAAGCCTGTAGGTTTTTTTAAACGTTTAGGAATCTTAGGTTTAAACACTAGGCTCATCTTTTACCTCGTTAAGTACATTGATCTTTTGCTGAAACTCAGCAGCTTTGACGGTGTGGTAATTTACATAGTCATCGTTGCGGCGCATCGCTTCTATGTAGTTGTCACGTTCGATGGTGTATTTGTTCAAAAGCTTTGCTTTTTGGAGATTTTCTTTAAGTGTCATCTTGGTCCTTTGATAATTGTTGATCTAACTTGTCCCAAGAAGGGTAGTCGTCTTGGGCTAATTGCATTTGGCTGACCATTTGCACATTGGTAACTTCATCTGCCGCCGCATCGTATTCTAGGTAGCACACGACGCGTTTAGTTCTAATACCCTTATTTACTGTAAGGGTATTCTCACGGTCAAACTTGTCTGCACGCACCCTGATGATGGCGTCTTCTACGCTCTCTGGTTTAGCTTGCGTGATGGCAGGTTCTATATTAAATCCTGCTTCTTTGTTTAAGAAAGCAAGGAGTCCTGGTTTGTCAGTGGGGACTTCCCACATATCGAACTGTCCTAGATCTCTTTTAGCATCGGCTTGTGTGCCTGCCCATTGGGTGCGGTTTTGGTTGACATAAAGTTTCATGTCTTTTACTCCATTTAGTGTATTGCTTTTTGGTCTTCGTCCAGTGGCCATGGGAACCAGTGCCCACAGTCCGTGCAGTATTTAAGGAACTGGGATCTTATTAGCCCTAAATGAGTACCGCCGCATAGGGGACATGCTTTGGTACTCATTCTGCAGAATTTGCGGGTTTGTTTGAGTCGCGTTGGGCGTGCCAACCTTCTAAATCGTTCTCAAACCGTGTGCCAGTGAGGTCGTGCATTAAATATTTATTGGCCCACTTTGTCTCAGTGAGAGAGTTGTTAATTTGCGCTTGAATCTCGTTAATTTTCACCTGCAGATTTTCAATCGAGCGTTCCTTACTTGCGCGGAGCTTGGTTCCAGATCTTAGGAACTCGACAAGTTCCTTGTCTGACTTCCACATTAAATTGCTCATGGTTAACTCCATTTAGTTATAGGGTGACACCTTGCCTATACCCGTACTACTTTCGGGGAATTACAAAGTAAGCCATGTACATGGTTACAAGGTGTCATAAAGGGTGATGCTTTACCTATTGCGTACAGTACATCTGTATAGGTAGAGCATCGTGGTTATAAATACTCAGCTAGTTCTTTGTCCAACGCGCGCTGCGCGAGGGCAGCTTCTATTTTTGCGCGTGCCACATTGGTTTTGTATGCAGGCTCTTTGTAGAGGTTGCTATTGGTTAAATTGACGCGTGCGACTGCAGCGTCTTCGTCGTAGCGTCCCTGCGCATCGAGCCAGTGGCAATCGACAGGCAGGAAATGTCCTTTGGGCATGACGCTGCTCATGCCACCATCTCATGGAGGGCTTGGGTAACGTGTTCCTCGTTGAGATAATCTAAGTCTCCACCTGCATCGCGTCCTATTGCTGCTGCGCTAAGCACATCGTAGTCAAGCTCAGGTTCTGTTCCTGGGTCGACGCTGTCGTGGCGCATATCCGGAGGGTTGCCGGGGTGGTAGTGGGTGACGTTGACGTCAACAAGCCAGTTGCCGACGACGATTGTGTGATTGCCTGTAGTCATGGTTTGTTGCTCCTTGCTAAAGCTAGCATTGTTGGTTGGTACACCTTAAAAAACGCCTCTATCTTAAAGGGCGTATCAAAGGTGAGGTTGGCCCAAGAGCCATTCTCACGTTGCTCAACTGCCCACATGGGCAATGATTCCTTCCGAGCCCTGATGATCATCCGATCAATTGTATTGTCGTCGATCTTCTGGAACTTGGCCCATACACGTAAGGCGGGGTAGGCCCATTTACTTTTGGTTTTCATATTGTCCTGCTTATAAATCTTAGTTGGTTAATATTAGCCGTGCTTATAGAATTAAGCAAGAGTTATTTTTGTTGTACATTAAACTGTACAGGTTACATTAAGAGGTTTATTGATATGTACAGGTTACATTGAGCGCTGCTCGTTGTTGTTAGACCGGGACATAAAAAAAGGGCCCGAAGGCCCTTTGGGTTAGACTAGATGCGCCGTGCTTTGTGCGACTTTGACAAGCTGTAGTACAACGTCGTTGTGCTGCTTGTTTTCTGCAAACTTGGCTTCAGTGCGAGACTGAGCTTGCTGTTTGCTACGCTTTTTATTGAGCTCGGTGACTACGAAGATCTCGTAGCGTTCTTTCCTGCTAGTTGTAGGCACGATGTTGAACATGTCGTGCAATAGCGAGATGTCGGACATGGTCTGTGTGAACCGTTCTGATGTCTCGCTGACAACTTTGTAGCCGAACTCGCTGAGCTGGATCTTGTTCCTGTCGGTGTCTGCGTAGACGGTGTCTTTGACACCCTGCGCATCCTGCGTGCCGTAGACATCTTGTACAGGCTTTATCTGTACGAACATGTCGTGACTGTTAGCTACGGTGTTAGCGCAATACTTGAGTTCACGCTGGTTTGAATCGTAGGCAATTCCCATGTCATCGCCGAACATTTGTTCGAATGATGGCGTGGTTTGGAACGCTGCAATATTGCCATAATTGGCAATTACGCCGAGTTGATTACATGCCATTTGTGACAAGAAATCAATTTGGTTTTGCAGGTAAGTACTGAACTGCTCTGTCATTTGGAATGATCCGGTGACAGTTTGCTCAGTGCGTACTGGCTCGAATGCTGCTGCTTTTACTTTAGTGTTTACTTTAGTCATGATGATATTCCTTAATGTTGTGCGCGTTGTTGCGCGATTGTGTTACGAATGTATTCTTCGCGTGCTATTCCTACTAAGGGCTCGAAAGGTAATTCCTCAAAGCTTCTGGTGTCAGATTCTTGTGCAATTAAGATGTCTAACGGGTCGTTGCTTGCTGCTGTGTATACGATTTCGTACATGTCATATCTCCTATGGTTGATGACACTTCACACGACGAACGCTGGGTACGTAGTACTCAGCGAAAATTTCTACGCCTTCGGTTTGCGTGGACTCTGCGCGCTGCGCGTTGTCCGTTGCCCTCGGTCAAGGACTTGGTTATTCTGTCCTCTGCTATTTGACTGATTGCTATGTACGTGACCATACATAGTGCGGTGTACACGACAGACATCTCCCAAGAGATGAAGATGACAAGCGCTACTGCGCAAAAGATCATTGATAAGCCTGAGATAATGTTAAATATGTTCATGGTTCGTTTCCTTTTCTAGGACTGCGTTAAGTTCTTTGATTACTCTTTTGTAGCGGATGTAGATTAGTGGACTAAGGACAATGCCCGTTGCCACGGTGACTGCTACAAGAGGTGTGAGTGCAACGACCGTTGTTGCAGTTGCCAGTGGCTTGGTAAACGTTGATAGTTTCATGTTGACTCCTTGGTCAAGGGGGTTAATGCGGCTGTTACCATGTACTGTGTTAATCGTTCATCGGCCTTTGACCATTGGTCGTTTGCGATTCTTAACCAGTTTTTGTGGTCGGTTAGCAATTGCTCTAACTTTGCATTTTCTGCCTCTAGCTGATCAATGCGCGCTGCCATTGCTTCCATGTCTTGCTCTACATGGTATTGAGCAGTTGCTCGTTCGAGATCTTTCCGTAACATAGAATTGCACGGGTATTGATCAACTGCTCGTTCGAGCTCTTCTGGAGTGAATGTGTACCCTCCAAGGTCGCCTTCTGCTCCCCAAGTCATTTCGTGTTGCTTAGGACGTTGATTTAATGTAGTCATGTGAGTACTCCTCTGGTTGATGACACAATGCGCGACGAACGCTGTTTACGACGTAGGAGTAATCAGCGAATGTTCTAAATGCGACATTTGGGTCACAAGGTCACGAGTGTTTTGGAAATTGGTGACCCAAACGTAAAAACTGGTTAAAAAGTAACCAATGTGTTTCACGACATTGTTTCACGGGGCGTGTTTTGGGTCATGAATGGGCATTTGGGTCATGAATAAGCGATTTGGGTCATGAATGAAGATTTGTTAAGTCGTTGATTTATAAGGTAATGGTCATGAATGAAAAAGGGGAATCTCATTCATGACCATTCGGAAAGCGTTGCTATCAAAGGGCTAGAGAGAAATCGTGGTTATGAATACACCCTTTTTTTAAGTTGACAATTGAGAGTGTTTTTACTGAAAGTGTATATGTGTAATACGCTAACTGGGGTACCTCTTGTAACCAAGAATTGCTGTAAGTAGCAACTATGTAGACAGGGCGTGGCTTGTAGAGGATTTTAACGCTTTTAGAGGGAGTTTATATTGTCCTTGATTTGTTAAGTAAATGTCTCAAATACGACACTTTTGGCCAGCGGCCCGCGCGCGGCGATCATCGGCATGTAACAACGGACAACGAGCATTGTTCAACGTGCGACGTACAACGAGCAACGGACAACGTCCAACGGGCATCGCGCAGCGAACGTGGCGAGCAGAGCGAGGCACGATGCCTGCATGCATGTGCACATGGTATACCGGGACATTAAAAAAGGGCCTTGCGGCCCTTTTGGTTATTGTAGTGTGAATGGTGGTTCCTCTGTGGCGGGTTGTGGTTTAGGTGCGGTGTAGGCGTGTAGTTTCTCCTTGAGCGTAGTCTTGGGTTGATCGGGTGAGGTGGCAGTGTGTAGCTTCTCTTTGAAGTTGATGGTAGGTAGTGTGATGGTTATTGAGGGGATAGTGAATTTCATGGTTATAGTTCCTTGTTAGTGTGAGTAAGTTTATGGAATTGATAGATGAAGATTGGGATTGCGAGTAGGGCAAGTGTTAAGGTGATGGGTAAGAATATAAAGGTGATGATGAGACGAAGGTATAAAGGTTTAGAGTAAAGAGAGTAGAAGAAAAGCTGCATGGTAGTTCCTTAGAATAGTAAAAAGACATAGAGACAAGACGAACGGGGCGAGCGGAGCGAGAAACGGAAAACGTATAGGGGTCCCTGGAGGGAAAAAAGGAAAACAAGGTTCCAAATCCGGAATCGGGGAAGGGGGGTGGTGAATAGTAAAGTACCCAAACCCTGCCCATCGGCCATAGACCACCTAAAAAGGTAAATTAATTTTTTTTATATGTTATTATAAGCACTGCTAATATTATATGGTCGTTGTGTGGAACCTATAGAGCGCAGAATACAGAAGAACCTCAGTCAGCAGCGACGCTATTACAGCGCCACCGGCAGACCTAAACAGATGTTCAGTAGTGCTCGGAAAAGAGCGATTAAAAAATCGTTGGAGTTCACCTTAACCGTCGAGTGGTTGCTTGACAGATTTGAAACACAAGACCACAGCTGCGCAATGACCGGTATAAGTTTTGTTTATGACAAAGACAAGCGATTCACAAGGCACCCATTTTCTCCAAGCCTTGATCGCATTGATAACGACAAGGGCTACACGCCCGAGAATACGCGAGTGGTTTGTACGATGTACAACTACTGCAGAAATGTTGCTCGAGACGAAGACGTAGAGTATTTCGCTTGGCAGTTGTTTCAACATAAATTCGGCGTTAGACCGAAGTGATGCTTATAGGCCGTTAGAGTATGGAAATTGCAGAAGATGCCTTTGAAGAAGGGCATAAAGTGCTGCCGAAGTTGACCAAACAGCAAGAGCAGTTTGTTAGGTACTACTTGCTAGGGTATTCAACCACTGAGGCAGGTAAACAGGCAGGGTATTCACAGGCTAATTCATCCAAGTTGGTGAACAACGCAGTGATACAACGCACGTTGACCTACTTCCGAGAGAAAGAGTTCGATCGCATTGCGGTCACTCGGGAAAGTATTACTAAATTATTTTTTGAGGCCCACAGAAAGAGTGGTAGCTCAACAGAAGAGGTCGCAGCACTTAGAGAGATTGCAAAAATGCATGGCCTCTACGAGCCACAAAAGATACAGACGATTAGCGTGAATATAAATTCCGAGCGGCACATAGAAGCCGCAACAGATGCAGATTTACTCAAGCTAGCAGGGCTGGGTGACACACACTTTAACCCTGATTCAACGATCGACGGTGTATTTGAAGAAGTGGAGGCTAGCAATGGAAAAGAGGGACACTAAGAAGTGCTCTTTTTGCAACGAGGATAGACCACACACGTTGTTCGATGCCCATAGCGCGCCGACCGTTTGCTCAAAGTGTAAGAATTTCGGTGAGCGCCGTGCGTTTGAAGCAATTATCGCTGACCCAAAGCGCCATAAGCAGTATTTGAAAGAGAAAGAAGAAGAGCAAAAAGCCCAACTCGCCCACAAAGGCAAGCTTTTGCACAACAAACGTTTGAGACAATCGGAACGAGACACGTTGGAAAAACAAGACTTGGGAAAACAGCCAGATTTTACAGACGAGAATGGTATTTTCGACCCTAAGATGGCTGCACAGGCAGAACTAGCGAAGCGTGAGCTGGCTCGGAGACACCTATTGCCCTTTGTACAGCGGTTCAACGACAACTACATACCAGGATGGGTGCATAAAGACATTTGTCTGCGCCTAGAAAAATTTTCAGCAGATGTTGACGCTAAAAAATCCCCCCGATTAATGCTATTTATGCCACCGCGCCACGGTAAGAGTGAATTAGCCTCTAAAACCTTCCCCGCATGGCACCTTGGGCGTTATCCAGACCACGAATTTATTGCGTGTTCCTACTCTGGCTCGTTGGCCATGGGATTCTCGCGCAAAGTACGTGGCTTTTTGCGTGATCAGCAGTATCAGTCCTTGTTTGAAACCCGATTAGATCCCGAATCGCAGGGCGCTGAGCAGTGGCTAACGACCAAAGGTGGTGGTTATGTCGCAGCGGGCGTGGGCGGACCGATCACCGGTAAAGGCGCTCATATATTAGTAATTGATGATCCTGTAAAAAACCGTGAGCAAGCTGAATCTGAGACCGCTCGCCAAACGGCAAAGGATTGGTATACCTCAACGGCCTATACGCGTCTCGCGCCGGGCGGTGGCATCCTCGTTATCCTAACTCGTTGGCACGATGACGACCTAGCAGGCTGGTTATTGGAGCAAGAGAAAGACGGCGGTGACTCCTGGGAAGTGATCAAGTACCCAGCCATCGCTGAGGAAGACGAGAAGTACCGTAAGAAGCACGAACCGTTGCATCCAGCCCGTTATGGCTCTGAAGCATTGATGCGCATACAGAAGGCTGTAGGACCCCGTGATTGGTCCGCTTTGTATCAGCAAAACCCCGTGGCCGATGAAGGTGAATACTTCAAAATCGGAATGTTCCAATACTACAAAACCAACGCTCTAGAACATAAGAAGCTAAAAGTCTATTGCGCATGGGACCTTGCGATCGGTAAAGCAGATCGTAACGATTTCTCGGTGGGCGTTGTTGTTGGTGTAGACCAAGAAGACAAGATGTATGTCATGCACGTCGAGCGGGGCAAATGGGACGGTTACGAGTTAGTCGAGAAAATCCTCGATGTGTATGAGGAATATCAACCGTCGATCGTTGGCATCGAGCGGGGGCACATTGAGATGGCCCTTGGACCTTTTTTAAAGAAGCGGATCGCCGAGCGTGGTCTGTACGAAATGTATTTGATGGAACTGAAAACGGGGCGCAGAGATAAAGAAGCTCGAGCCCGTGCGATTCAGGGCCGTATGCAACAAGGTATGGTGTTTTTCCCCAAGTTCCAACTGTGGAATGCAGGATTAATGGCAGAGATGTTGCGATTCCCTAATGGTGTGCACGATGACCAAGTCGACAGTTTAGCTTGGATCGGATTAATGATGTCCGAGATGTCCACCGTTGTAGACCAAAGAATAATTGAAGAGTCTTGGAGAGATAAGCTCCCCGGTCTCATGGCCCCTAACCGCAGTAAATCAGCGATGAGTGCATAGCTATGGCGTACAAGAAGTCAAAGAAGGTCGATCCTCTAGAAGAGACTAAGATCGTAGATAATAACTGGGCTCGCTATACGCGGGCTAGAGACGCGGGCCACACTGACTACATAAAGACAGCGATTAAGTGTGATCGTTATTATCGTGGTGAGCAGTGGGAACAAACAGACATTGACGCATTAGATTCAGAGGGTCGCCCACACCTGACCATCAATACCATTTTGAGCACCGTCAACACCATACTGGGGGAGCAGTCCTCTAAACGTGCGGACGTATTGTTTAAGCCTCGACGTAACTCCTCAGATGAAGTCGCTGCGGTGCTCACCAAACTCTACATGCAGATCAGTGACAACAACCAATACGACTATTTAGAGAGTCAGGTGTTCGCTGACGGCATCATCCAAGATCGTGGTTACTTCGACATCCGTATGAATTTCGACGACCACATTGAGGGTGAGGTGCAGATCACAGCAGAAGACCCATTAGATATTCTGCCTGATCCAGATGCTAAAGATTACGACCCCACCACATGGAACGAAGTCATAAAGACCAAGTGGCTAAGCGTCGATGACATTGAGCAACAGTATGGCCAAGAGAAAGCAGATCGCTTGCGTATTATTGCTGAAAACGGCGAGCACTTAGGCCGTGATTCAATGGACTTGGTGGAGATGCGCGATACGACATATGGTGATGTTGAGGAAGCCATCCTTAATGGTGGAAACATTGATGACAAGCACAGTGTTCGTGCCATTCGGGTTGTTGAAAGGCAGCATAGAAAACTAACACTAACTCCACACTTTGTTGACCCTAAAACAAAGGACATGCGCATAGTTCCAGAATCCTGGGACGAAGAGCGCACTGAGATGTTTGCTAAAGAGTACGGCCTTGGCATGCTCAAAAAGCTAGTTAAGAAGGTACGTTGGACCATTACTGCGGACCAAGTCGTGTTGCACGATGATTGGTCACCGTACAAAGACTTTACGATCGTACCTTACTTCCCGTATTTCAGGCGTGGTAAACCGTTTGGTATGGTTCGTAACCTTCTCTCGCCTCAAGAGCAATTGAATAAGATCTCTTCACAAGAACTGCATATTGTGAACACGACTGCTAACAGTGGTTGGGTTGTTGAGACGGGCTCCTTAAATGGTATGACATCGGATGATCTCCAAGAACGTGGCGCTCAGACAGGTCTAGTATTGGAATACAACCGTGGGTCAGCTGCTCCAGCAAAGATCCAACCAAACCAGATCCCAACGGGTCTCGATCGCATTGGCCAAAAAGCAGCCAACAACATAAAAGAGATCTCGGGTGTATCTGACGCGATGCTTGGTCAGGACAGTGCAGAGGTGTCAGGTGTTGCCATTCAGGCGAAGCAGAATCGTGGTCAGATTCAGATCCAGGTTCCTTTAGATAACCTCGCTCGGTCGCGAGTGTTTGTTGCTAAAAACATCATGTGCCTTATCCAATCGTTCTATACCGAAGAGCGCGTGATTCAGATTACTAACGACGATGACCCAATGAAACCTCGGGAAGAGTTGGTACTAAACCAAATGACCCCCGAAGGCGAAGTTGTTAATGACATGACGTTAGGTGAATACGACGTTGTTGTGTCTTCTATGCCAGCCCGTGACACGTTCGATGAGTCGCAGTTTGCAGAAGCATTGCAGCTACGCCAAGTAGGCATTGCCATTCCTGACGATGCCATTATTGAGTATTCACATCTGCAGCGTAAGGCTGAGCTTGCTAAGCGTATCCGCATGATTACAGGTGTTGAACAATCGCCAGAGCAGCAAGAAGCCGCTCAGATGCAACAGCAGATCCAGATGGAACAGGTGAAGTTAGAGATGCAAAAGCTCCAATCAGAAGCGGCTCATTTGCAAGCCCAAGCACAACTTGCTGCAGCAAAAGCAAACGATATAGATACGCAGCCTGAGAAGGAGATGGCTGAACTAGAAGCACGCATGGCTCTGAAGCGCCAAGAATTGGATGTGCGTATGCAACTGGCTGAGTTGTCCGCAACTCAAAAACAGCAAACATCAGAAACCCAAGCAACTACCAAGATTGCCGCAGAAGTAATGCGGCTTGGTGCCCAAGGGCAAAAGCCCGCTAACCCTGATGGAAATGTATTACCCAAGTAGTTTTATTTAAACCAACGGAGGCCCTAATGCCTAAATCAAAAATAAGTGCCAATTTAGAGCACGATGACAGTATTGAAGATAATAACTTTGACGAGTTCGCAGGTGGAGATGGTCGCGAAGAATTTGACGCTAGTAGTTTAGATCGCGGCGATATTCCTGAAGAAGAAGTTGATCCAACAGATGCCGCTATCGCGCATTTAGTTGAGGTCGCTGATGAAGCAGAAGCCGAAGAGGAAGCGCCCGAAGAGGAAGCCGAAGCAGCCGAGGGCGAAGAAGAAGTTGAATCTGAGCTAGAGGGTGACGAAGCTGGACTAGAAGGCGAGGAAGTCGAAGAAGAAGCAGAAGAAGTCGAAGAAGTAGCCGCTAAATCGGACGAGAAGTCGCACATGGTGCCCAAGTCGCGCATGGACGAAGAGATCGCTCGTAGACGGCAGCTTGAAGATCGCCTTGCTAAGCTTGAAGAACGTTCAAAACCTGAAGAAGCTCCAGAGCCAGAGTTTGATTTCGATGGTAAAGAAGCTGAATACATGGATGCAGTTCTCGATGGTGAGACGGATAAAGCACAAAAAGTGCGTAAAGAAATCCGCAGTGCAGAACGAGATTCAATGGCTAAAGAATTGCGCAAGGACATTCACAACACAACGAATGTAACTAAGCAGCAGTTAGATCTTGATGTTGCCGTTTCTGACATGGTGACTTCATACCCAGTGCTGGATTCCAATAGCGAACAAGCTGACGCAGATATGATCGCAGATGCTAATGAGCTCATGGGGATGTATGCAGAAAGAGGTATGGCACAAGCTGACGCGCTGCGTAAAGCAGTTCGTATGACATTAGCGTCGAGCATGCCTGAGTTGTTACAGCCAAAAGCAGTTGAGTCAAAGCCGACAGCTAAAAAGCGCACAACGGATGTGAAGCAAAAGCTAGAAGCTGCTAATAAACAACCTGCAAAATTGGCTGGCGAAAGTGCGGCAACGCGCGGTAACGATGTCGTCGACATTAGCACCATGACGGACGCTGACTTTGACAAACTATCTGATGCCCAAATGAAACGGTTACGTGGGGACTTTGGCTAATGCGCGAGGAAATAGAAGCAGCGTTCGAATTGGAGTTCCCTGGACTTCTTTTCATGGATGGTCTCGACGATGCAATTATTGGGATGGCTGAAAGGGAGGCAGTCCCAGTAGTTGTGTATTCCACCATGAAAATACTGCAAAACCTCGTTGATCGGGGTATGGGTATGCATGAAGCTAGAGAGTTCATGGCATTTAATATTGAGGGGGCTTTTGTGGGAGAGCACACCCCCATTATAGTAGATGATGTCTTTTAATAGATTATTGCGGGCGAATGATGTCTTTTAATAGATCATCAATTTCCTTTAATTTATAAGCTGTGCTAATATAGGTACACAGGCTCGTCTTACAGTACGACAACTGTTAAAGCCTCTTGAATCGAAGGCCGTACGACACACGGCAGCATTCGCCAGCTTAAAAAGGCCATGAGTTCGTCCCTCTAAAAAAGGTCGCTATTTCGTTCGGGCACGACACGTCCAACAGCATGCAGTGGTTGTCGCCCCTGCCTGATTAATGGCGACCGTTTATAAGCAATGCTTATATTTTATTTAATTTTTTTATAGGTGATTTTCTCATGGCATTAACTAACTTTGCCGCTCTAACTTCAGAGCAAAAGACCGTATGGTCTCGCGACTTCTGGCACGCTGCCCGTAACGCATCCTTCATTAACCAATTCGCTGGTTCTGGCTCTAACGCCATGGTTCAGCGCATTACTGACTTAACTAAAAGTGAAAAGGGCGCACGCGCTGTTTTAACTTTGCTAGCTGACTTGTCTGGAGACGGTGTTGTAGGTGACTACACTCTAGAAGGCAACGAAGAAGCACTTTCTAGTTCAGACATCACAGTTCGTATCGACCAGATGCGTAATGCAAACCGTTTGGCTGGCCGTTTAGCCGACCAAAAGTCTATCGTAAACTTCCGCGAAGCCTCTAAAGATTCATTGGCTTACTGGATGGCTGACCGTATGGACCAGATTGCATTCTTAACTTTGTCTGGTTTGGCATACACCAAGAAGAACAACGGTGGTGTTCGTACTGTAGCTGCTGCTGGTCAAAACTTGAGCAACCTTGAGTTTGCTGCTGACGTTTCTGCTCCTACTAGCGCACGTACATTAATTGCAAATGCTGACGGTACTGTTGGTACTGGCGATCTTGCTGCTACTGGAATCTTGGGATACAAGAACATTGTAAACCTAAAAGCTTATGCCAAAGATCACTACATGCGTGGTGTACGTGGCAAAGGTGGTGACGAAGGTTTCCATATGTTCGTTACCCCACAAGGCATGGCTCAGCTCAAGTTAGACGCTGATTTCCTAGCTAACGTTCGTAACGCAGGCAACCGTGGACCAGTTAACTCTTTGTTCTCAGGTTCTTCTTCCGTAATGGTAGACGGCGTAATGGTTCATGAGTTCCGTCATGTATATGACACTTCTGGTGAAGCATCTGGATCTAAGTTTGGTTCCGGCGGTACGGTAGACGGACAACGTGTCTTGTTCTGTGGCGCACAAGCATTGGCAATGGCTGACATTGGCGACGCTGACTGGGTTGAAGATACTTACGACTACGGAAACCAGCACGGTATCTCAATCGGTAAGATCTTAGGCTTCCGTAAGCCAAAGTACACCAGCATGGTAACTGGCGACACCCAAGACTTTGGTGTAATCACGCTAGACACTGCGCTTTAAATAATTAGGGCCTCTTCCCCCGGCAGGACGCTGGGGGCTTTTTGGAGTTTTATATATGTTGATTTCTGATAAGGCAATGCACGTAAGCAGTACGACAGGCCAATCGGCTTGGTTTGAAGCTGGTGTTGCGCGGGAAGTCCCACTACCTTTAGTGGACCAATGTATTGCTGCAGGAGCATATCCTGTAGGCGAGAAAAAATCAGCGCAAAAACCTGCGTCTGAAAAAGTCGAAGTAAATGAGGTTTCAGATGAAGACCGCATTATGGAGATTGTCACTGCCATTGAGCAGTTGGTAGAGAAAGGTGACACAAAAGCCTTCTCAAAAAACACGGGTGAACCAAAAGTTCGCAGCCTAGAAAAAGTTTTGGGTTACGACATCACTCCTGAGCAACGCGATGTAGCGTGGGCTGAACTTAGCGAGACGTAATGGCCATTTCATCGAACGACATTATCGGTAAAGCACAGACGGTTTTGCAGGATATAGCAGGCACCCGATGGACAACAACGGAGTTGCTTTCGTGGTTAAACGACGGGCAGCGTGAAGTCTGCTTGCTCAAGCCTTCTGTTAGTGCAACTAACCAGTCTGTAACTTTAGTTGCTGGAACAAAGCAAAACATTCCAGCTACGGGTCTGCAGGTATTACGTATTGTGCGAAATTTAACTAGTACAGGGGCAGGCGGCAAGGTAGTCCGAGTTATTAGTCGCGACGTCTTAGATACGCGCAAGCCACTATGGCACACCGCAACAGCGACAACGCTTGCCGACCATTACACCTTCGATGAGTTAGACCCCAGGACTTTTTATGTATACCCACCTAACACTGGTAATGGGTATATTGAAGTTGTTTTTTCTGTACAACCAACACAGGTTGCAGCAAACGGAAACATAACCATTCCTGACATACACGCAAACAACTTGTTGGATTACATTTTGTACCGCGCTTACGCTAAAGAAGCGGATAACGCAGGTAATGGCGCACGCAGCGCCCAACACTATAAAGCAATGCAAATGTCTCTTGGCATAAAAATACAGCTAGACAGTGTAACAAGTCCAAATACGCGCACAGTGCCAACACAGGGTTAACCTATTATGTATTACAAAGACATGGTCGAGCTTCTCCCTTATAACATCGCAGGTTGCCCTGACTTTGTAGTTGAGAAAGCTATAAAAGATGCAACGTTAAGCTTCTGCAGACGTAGTGGCGCATTTCGTTTACCTTTGGATGCCTTTACAACTAATGAGGGGGAGTATGAGTACGATATTGACCTACCTCGCAACACTAATATTGTGGACATTTTTTCTGTTACCGTTGGGGCAAAAGAAATAACCCCCGACACTGAACAAGGCGCAACTCACGCAAATCCTGAATGGCGCACCCAGAAAAATACGCCAACCAATTATATACGCCCTACTAATAAAACGCTTTTTTTAGTGCCTGCCCCAGCGTTTTCTGGTGAGGACATTATAGTCCATGCGTCTCTCAAACCAAGCTTAAAAGCAACGAGTATAGAAGACGATTTTGTCGAAGATTATGTTGACGGAATTATGGCGGGTGCCTTAGCAAATTTATTGAACGCCCATGACATGCCATGGGCGAATCCACAACGAGCGGCTAAACACGAAGCAGAATTTGAAGCCCATATAAGGGACGCAAAACAAAAAGCTGATGGCCGCGCGGGGGCATCAAGAAGGACAGTGCAATACGGAGGTCTGTAGATGGTTGAGTTAGTACCAGCTACCAAGGCCGAGATTAGGGCCGACTATTTATACTTTGAGAATGGCATGACGGAGATTATTCGCAAGGTCCAAGCAAAGTTTGTCGCTGCTGACATCTACCATTACCTTATGCAAGGCAAGATCCATTTGTATTGGATTGAAGAAGGTATAGATCGTCTGGGTTTTGTAATACTTAGCCAATACGATTCTGGGTACGAAGAGATGCCTACCTTGGTTATTGACCACTTATGGCTTACTCCAGGATTAGATGTTTTTGCAGAAGCCATCGCAGCAGGACACGATCTGGCGAACAAGTTGGGCGTCGAGCGTATCGAATTTAATTCAGCCCGATTAGGTTGGGGCAAGCGTGTTAAGGAGCTAGGTTTTGAACCAGCGTTCGTAACATACCACTTTCAGGTGAATAGAAATGGGTAGTTCAGCATCAAAAGCACAAGCGGATCCGCATGAAAAAGCATTGGTTGATAACTCGAACACAATTGCTAACCGTCATAAAGAATTATACCGGCCTCTTCAAGAAGGTTTTGTTAAGGAGTCTGGGCGCGATGTTTCTGCAGTCCTTGGCGGTAGAGCAAACGCTGATACGGCACAGGCATTTTCTTCAAGTCAGGGTGCCAGCTTGGGTGCTTCCGGTAGCAGTGGCGGGTTTGGCAGCGGTCGTTCTATAGGTACACAAGCCCAGCAGGGTGTTATCCAAAGCAATGCTCTTGGTGGCGCATTGGCCTCAGCAAATCAAAAAGCAACAACTGTTAGAGACCAAGCACAACTGGGCGCACTTAAAATTGGGCAAGGTGGTCGTAGCACAGCATTGCAGGGTTTATCCCAAGCAGCCCGTGCCCAGAACCAAGAAATTGTTGCTAAGTCCCAAGCAGCCAGCAGCATGCAAGATACAAACATGGCGTTTGCTGGCGATCTAGGCGCAGGTTTATATACATTGAAAAACCCGCCTAAAACACCAGAATTAGATGCCTATAAACAGATGCTTGAAGATGCAAAGAATCTTTATGGTACGAGGACTACATAATGGGTGTATTAGATAAACTAGGCGATATGTTTAACAGCAATAGCCAAGGGCCTAACACAGGGCCCCCATCTCAAGGTTTTAAAGAAGGGGCGCCAAAAGATTATAAGCCTAACAGAATAGGTGAAGAGCAAAATCGAACAGTATCAACCGATGCGGGGTCAATGGCTCAAGAGACTTTAGCAAAAATTTCACGGGACGAGCTCAAGAATTACCTAGACAAATTTGGTAGTACAGAAGAAGCATTGTTAGCAGACACTGACAGTAGGGCGATGATCGACAATGCCAAATCTTCACAGGTTCTTGGGCAGCAGGTTTCTGATGGAATGCAACAACGCACGTTGAGCCGTTACGGTGCAAGTCTGACGGGTGCACAAATGGCCTCTCAAAATCGCATGAATTCTTTAGGTAATGCGTCGAACTTTACTGGCGCGGTAAACAACTCTGTTCTGGATCAACGCGACCGTAACTTGGGTCTGAAATCTCAGCTTATGGGTATCGGTAACGAACAATTGGGCGTGGCGATGGGTGGGCTAAGTTCAGCTGCAGGTATGGAGGCTTCAAGAGAAGCTCAGTATCAGCGCGATCGTGCATCAGCTCACGCACAAAATATGCAAATGATGGGTCAAATTATTGGCTTTGGAATAGGTTAGGAAAAGACAATGGCATACATGAATCCAATCTTAGGTGCAATTCAGAACAAGCAAAAGCAAGACATAGCTAACCAGCAGTTTGAGGCTAACTACGCTATGAAGGCTCAACAGCTTGGCGCACAGATGCCCGGTTGGAAAGCCTCGGCGGATGCGCAGGTTTTTGAAAACAATAAAAAACTTTTGACGCAAGGCCATCAGTATTTTAGGAACTCAGGGATGATGGACCCAGAAACATTTGCTTTTAAGTCGCAAGAAGAGATTATGAGCGACCCCGGCTTGATGCAACAGATGTCCGACTTTATGAATATGCCAATGAATAAAGACTTAATTGACCCTAACAAGACAGGCCAAACCTTTAAAGGTTTTGTTCCCGTCTCTTCTTCTCAGGCAGTAATGGAATTGGACAGCCCCGAAAAAACTGGAGAAAGAACGTTTGTTTCGGAAAATGCATCAACAAATCCGTCGGATAACCCGATGCTTATGGACGCAAACACTTGGAATATTATGACCCAAAAGATGATTTCAAGGATGGAACATGCATCGGGAATGCTAGGTGGTTTTGGTCGCAAAGCACTCCAAGAGCAGGCTGATAAGGGACAGGGAAGAGCAGAGGATCTTGTAAACAATTCAGCGCTGCAATTGCAGTTGCCAACTCGCCAAGATCTCAACGATGCCGCTGGAAACCCAGAAACATCTATGCCACAACAAGAAATACCTGTCGACCAAAACCAAGTAGAGGTGCCTACAGCATTCGGCAGTGAGGGCGGGCTTAGTTTCGACATACCTAAACAAGACCCGAGTAAAAATAGGCAAGGACCAGCAAAGGGCAACTATTTAAGAAATCTTTTGAGAGACACAGGCGAAGCAGCAAAGCTGTCTCAGTATTCGCCTACCGAACTAAACAACCTAACTGACCCTATGCTCCAGTTTGCCGCTGAGTTCCATAAGGACGCTATTAAAGACAATTCTGTCCAAAAAATTGTGAGACAGGGTTTTGGCAAGAAGGGTAAAAAACAACCTTTAACAGAAGATCAAGAGATAGCAATTGCGCAGCACACAGCAGCGTTGGATCAGATACAAGGTTTAGCCGCAAGCCGAGTAGCAGTTGGCAATGCTACTGAACAAAATACAATGGCTAGCAAAGCAACGAATAATGCAGTCAAGAATCAGGTGGCCACCGTTAGTATGGTGACTGATCCAGCCAAATCGGCCGCGTTAGACGCTGCCATTACATCAGATGTTGGCACTGATCCCAAAAATATAGAAGAAGCCGTCACTAAAGCAGGAAAAACAATCGGCGGCATAAAACCAAACAAAAAGATTACAAGTAAAGATGTGTACCAACTTAGTTTACTTAAAGCCAATAAGGTTATTGATCAGGCGACATTTAACCGTATTATTGATCTAGGTGTTTTTTCTGATGACACCTTAGGCTTAGTAAAAACTAATGTGGATGCGCAGGTATCGGTACTGAAACAACAGATGAGCGATGCAGCCAAAGCAAAAGCTGCAGCGATTAAAGCAAAGGCAAAATTAAAAGAAGACAAAGGTAATGGGGATTTTCTTGACGTCCAGCAAAGTTTAGATACTATTTTTGATGAAAACCCAGACGGGTATTTTACAGCCTTATTCTCTTCCCACTCAGTCGACCAATTAACAGCACCACAAGCGGCGCACCTCAGTGTTCAGATGGGCCAAAAGCTTAACAAAAAGTTCGACATAAGTTGGTATTCAGATCCTATTGACTACTTTACTCAAGGGAACATCAAAAAAGAAGATGCTGCAGTGGGTATGCGTAATTATGCACTCACCGAAGATGGAAGGGTCGTCAACATTGACCCTGCAACAGGACAAGAGAAAGGAAATGCAGATGTGCGGTTGAGTAGTTTCTCTGCCGACGAACAAACATACCTCAGAAAAGAACTGAAGTCCCCTTACGACACCCGCTCACGAAACATAGAAAGAGAAGTGCAACGTATACAAAAGCAAATAAGTGAAAGATTAATCAGCGCGCAACAAATGCCAGCAGTGCAAGCGCGACTTGAAATATTAGAAGGTATAGCAACTGCCTTAGACGCCCAAAAAGGGGGAGGTTAACCAATGAGTGGTAACCTCCTAAGAGACATAAACTCGCTAAAACTAGACATTGAAAAACAAGCAGAGACTAAGAGCTCAGGATTGCCGGGTCGAATAGCTTTGCTTAGACAAGATTTAGACGCGGGTATGATACTCACTCCCCAAAACTTGACGCCTATGGACGCGGGTATGGAAGCAGGTAGACAGGGGCTAAAATCCGCAAAGAACACTGCGCTGTCTGCTGGTAACTATCTCATTGGGGACGACGAGGCTGGGGCAGATTACCTTAAAGAAGCTCAAGCTATTGATGGGCAAGTAGGGCGGTTATCTGGCCAGTACACCAGCTTTGAAGAGTTTATTGATGATCCAGGTTTCAGTAATTTTGCTGAGATGACCACATTCAAACTAGGGCAAGCGGTCCCATCGGCCATTGAAAGTTTTGCATCTGGTACGGCAGGCGCAGCAATGGGTTTTGTAGGTAGCGGTGGCGTTGGCGCTATTCCAGGTTTTGTTGGAGGTTTGGTTGCCAAAGGCAAAGCAAAACGCATGATTCGTGATGCTATTATTGACTACGCCCAAGGTAAAGCAACTGATGAACAAAAGAACGTCGCACAACAAGCCTTAAAATTCGGCGCTGTTAACAGTTATAACAGTGCAAAACGAGGCATTGTGCCGGGCGCTAAAATTGGCGCAATGAGTTCAGGTTATTACCAAGGTGTATCAGCATCGTTCGGCGAATCTGTTGAGACCGGGCAAGATAGACAAGAAGCTGCAGGCATTGCCGCATTAATGGGTATACCGTTTGCTGCGGCTGACGTTGCTCCAGAAATATTATTCGTAAAATCATTAGCCAAACTTGGCAAGTCTACAGGCGACACTTCTGCACTGAGAGCGTTTGGCGGTACTGTTTTGAAGCAAGGCGCTGCAGAAGCATTAGCGGAAGGTAGTCAAGAAAGTTTAATTGTCGCCCAACGTTTTCAACAAGACCCCAACTACGACGCAGAACGTGCGGTCATGCGTATTGCGGATTCTGCATACTCTGGTTTGGTTGCTGGTAAAGCGTTAGGTGTAACATCTGGCACAGTGAACGCTGCATTAACAACAGCAAGAAACGCACTAAATAAAACTAGACAAACCATCCATGAGAAGACAGCGCCTGATGCTGAAACGGTAAAGAATTTTGAGTTTGACGACCTATCGCCAGAGGGCATGGCGCAAGTCCCACTGAACGAGTTGGTTTACGCTGTTCAAGATGTACAAGAGGGCCAAACCTTCGAAGCTGACCCAATCTCACAAGAGCATGCCGCTGCAGCGATCCAAGAACTAAACAGACGCGCCGAAGAGATGGGGCAAAACCGTTTCCAAGAATTAGTAATGAGAGAGCTGAACGCAGGCAAAACTGCAGACCCCTCGTCAGAACTTGAGCAGGCCACGCCTAACGAAAGCGATTTACCAGAAGCAGGCGCAACTGAGCAGCGCGCAGTAGACAACTACGAAGACGAAGACATTGCAACAGCAGAAACGACTCAAGGTTTTGAAGAAAGGTTACTCGGTCACAAAAATAAAAAAGCACTTGTAGGCTACAAAATAGGGAGCAACGGATTAAAGGACAGGCTTGCAGAACTGCAAGAAGAAAACCCTGGACGGCAGTATCGGTTAGTACAAAAAGATGGGAAAGGCTATGTAGAAGAAGTCGTTGAAAGTAGTTTTGACGTGACCGAAATTGTGAACGAAGGCATTACGAAAGCGCGAGCTGGAGTACTAAAAAAAGGTGTTGATAGAACTGTTCCCGCCACTGATCCGCAAGGAAAAGACTTTAAGCTAGCTCCTACGGAGTTAGCGTTTGCAGGCCAACGTGCCAATAACAAAGACAAAGCTAACGCAGCAAACATGACCTACCCGCAGTTAATCATGTCAGGTTTGCTGCGCATGGTTCAGGAGCTGACGGAGAAAGGGTTCAAAATGGACCTTGATGCGCTGCCCGATAACACAGTTATTATTAGGGGTAAGGCAAAAAACGATGTTCCCGTTCGCACTCAGTATACTTGGGGGGACCTCAAAAGGGCTTGGGCCCAAAGAAAAGACACAAGGGAAGGGTCGGCGTTCGACGGTTTAAACGCGAAGGAACAGAAGCTCATCGAAACAGAAGAGCAGATAGAAAAGCTTGGGCGCAACCCCTATGTCGGTGCAACTCGAAATGAATTAGATGAACTAATAATTCAGCGTGATGCACAACTAGCGGAAATAGAAAGCAGGGACGACACAGAAACTGACACTACAGTAATGGGGACGATCCAGCAGGAGCAGGAAGAACAGAAAGCCCGAATCCTTGACGAAGATGGTAAGGCGATTACTTACCCTAATACAAAATCACGTAAAGGGAAAATTAGAACAGCACCAAAAGATGAATCCATAAGCTACGGCGTTGTGAAGAAAAAGGGCAAACCAGCAAGTGAAGCCCAACAAAAAGTTTTAGATAATCGCGCTAAACGAAAGGCTAAAAAAACTGCTGATGCGCAAGAGCGACGAGAAAGGATAGAACAAGACAAAAAAGACAAGCAGGCCGAGGTAGACCAAACTAAACAAGCGACGCAAGAACGCGTAGCAAAGACAAAAGCGAAGCGCGACGCAGCAAAGCCAAAGCCAAAACCAAAGCCAAAGCCAAAGCCAAAGCCAAAGCCAAAGCCAAAGCAAGAGCAGAAGCCCCAGCCAAAAGCAAAGCCTTTAACGCGAAAGGAATCAGGCAAGGTGTCTTTCTATGGGACTTTTCCAGATGTGTTCGCGCGTTACGCCAACGCAATTATATCGGCTGTGGGCATAAAGACTAAAGTCCATATTATGTGGGCAGACGACCTCCAAGCATTTAATGAGCAGAACGGCAATCCTATAGGGGAAGCCAGTGTAAAAAATGCTATTGACGGCACACTGAAAGGATTCGTTGCACAACGTGATGGCAACGCTTACATCGTGTTATCCAAAGATATAGGCAACCCTTATCGGCAGGCGCTTGTTGCCGCAGTGCTAGGGCACGAACTTGGCCACGTATTGTTTAAAGAGTCTATTAATAGCTTATCCAAAGAGAACCTTGCGCGTTTAAAAAAGGCTTATCAGGAACAGCTAAAGACAAAGAGCAATAAGCAATACACCAATGACGATGCTGGCTTTGAAGAATGGTATGCGGATCAGGTGTCTGCGTGGGCTGGCAAACAAACCAAAACTCCAGGGAAGTTTGCTGAGTCGCATTTCAAACGTATAGGTTTGAAGATGCAGCAGATTTGGCGCAAGTCACGCTCCTTTGTGCGTCAGATGTTCCGTGGGGCAACTGACGCCCAGAAAGCGCAGACTAGAACCCTTAAAGATCGTTTTACTCTAGATGAAACCTTTGAACAGTACATGAACAGTGTGTTGGAAAGCATTAATGTACAAGAGTCTACTGCGGGATCAACAAGTGGGTCGACAACCGGAGGTAAGATTTTTGAGAACCTCGGTCAGTTGGAAGGAACGCCGTTAGTAACAAAGCTCGTTGAGGCTATGCGTAAAATATGGGACTCAGGTTTTGTCGATGGGCTAATGAAAATTATCTTGTCAGCAGACCAATACGCCCGGGTTCGTTTAGGTAAGCTAGGTCCAGCGTTCGCTAATTTGTTTTACCACCGCACTCAGTCTGTAACTCAAGGCTTAGGCAACATGCTTAACAAAGCAAACCATGCTTTGGATAAATGGAACGCACAGTTTGCAGAGATTATCGGGGAAGACACAGAGCGATCTAGCAAGGTACTTGCAGAAATGCAGTCAGGTGTATCAATCGAAAATTCCATTGACCCAGAAATGCGTAGGCAGCTTGCAGATTTCTTTGAGCGTTTTCATAAAGACTATTTAGCGAAGCGTATACCTAACATAGGTAAGATTAAAGATTATTTCCCTGTCGTGTATAACATTGCGGCAATACAAGCAAACCCTGATGCGTTCTTGGCAGAATTACAAAAAGCGGGTTTAAACAAACGGCAATCACAAACGGTCATGCGCACTATGTTAGAAAACAACGGCGCATTTGTTGACGATTCCCCCAATCAAGAAATCTTCGGGCCTCAGTTTAATTCTAGGTTGCAACGTGCTCTAAAGAATATGGATACAAAAGCAATGCAAGACCTTGGCTTCTACCAAGATCCGTTAATTGCTGTGCAGTCCTATTTGAAACAAGCCACAAAACATGCGGAATATAATGCAGTAAAAGCCGAGGCTGAAAGACTCATTAACAGCATGAACCCTAAACAACAGGCTCAAGCTCGCAAAATTGTACTCGGCTACATGGGCAGACTTGGCGCAGAGATAGATCCTACTTGGAACAAGTATCAGTCATACATTGCAGCGTTACAGTTTGCCACAACCTTAATGTTTTCTGTAGTCGCGTCGTTCACAGACCTTGCTAACCCTATTATCCGTGCCAAAGATATGGACGGTTTCAAGAGCGCTTTGAGCAATTGGCGTAAATACATGAGTAAACAAAGCCGCGAAGAAATGGCCGAGTTTGCTGAGCGCATAGGTGCTGCATCCCGCGAAGCAGTTCAAGAAGCTTTACACCAAGCAAACAACTCAGAGTTTATGGAGGCAGGCGCGCGTAAATGGTCAGATAAGTTTTTCAAAGCTATTGGCCTTGAACAGTGGACTAGGATGACTCGAATTATTGCAGCGAGTATGGGCCGTGACTTTATTGTTACTCACTCCAGAAAAGCAGCAGCAGGCGATGTGCAGAGTATACGTTACTTAAAAGAACTCGGGCTCACCCACCAAACTGTAGCAAAAGCGTACAACCAAGAAACAGACACGCTTGATATTTCAACGCCGGAGGGTGAAGCAGTACAAGAAGCCATACTTAATTTTGTAGATGAATCAATCATACGGCCTAATGCTGCACAACGTCCTGTTTGGGCTAGTGACCCGCATTACATGTTGCTATGGCAACTAAAAAGTTTCTTCTATTCATTCGGGCAGATCGTAGTGGGTGGCGTCGTTAGAGAAATGAAGGCACGTTACAAAGAAGGCGACAAGGTTGGTGCTATGATGCCTCCAATGATTTTGTTTGCTGCACTAATGCCATTGGCTGCTTTAGGACTGCAAACACGCGAACTAATCAAGGGTGCTTTCAAGGAGCCCCGCGAAAAGGAAGAGGATGAAGTGGCCTATGTTTTCGATCTAGTCGATCGCGCTGGCATACTTGGACCCCTTTCTATCATCAAATCTATGTTTGATGCAGAGAGCAGCGGACGAAGTGCTTTAGTTTCAGTCATGGGTCCAACGGCTGGAAGCATTGAAACATTTGTTAACGGCGACTTGGGCGACCTAGCAAAACGGCTAACCCCCATTTACTCACAGTTATAAGCACAGATTATTGAATAATGATATACTGTTTTTGCGTATAAGCAGTGCTTATTAAGCGCACATTAATTAATTTCTGGAGTTAGCAATGTCTAAATTTTCTGATTATCTTGAGGAAAAAATCCTCGACGCCACCTTGAAGGGTGGCACTTTTCCTACTATTGGGACAGTATACTTAGCTACTTTTACTTCTGATCCTACAGATGCAGGTTCAGGCACCGAAAGTACGTGGAATGCCAACAGTATTGCCTATGCACGTCAGGCAATGACGTTTGGTGCTATTTCTACTAGCGGAACAGGCAAAGAAGCCGCCAGTTCTACTCAGATTCAGTTCCCTGCATTTCAAGGTTCCAGCCATGTAGTTACTCACATTGGTATTTACGATGCTGCAACGAGTGGTAACTTACTTTATCACACCAACTTAGCAACTAGTAAAACGCTTACTCAAGACGATGTACTGTCGTTTGCTGTTAACGGCGTTACGGTGACTCTAGACTAAATGAACTTTTCCGCACTCAATACACACGCCATAGGCGTTCAACTTGTTACTGCTTCGGCAGTACTTGAGGGTGCGGGATCATTCAGTGCAGGGGCATCTGTTTCTGCTCAAGCAACTACAGTCAATGTCGCTTATGCAAACGCTACAATCAGCGCAGCCGCATTAGCAACAACGCAGTCTGTTATTTGTTTTGCTAGGGCTATTGCTACATTAAGTTGTAACGCAGCTGCAAATGTAGAAGGGCATAAAGTTACGTTTAGTAACGCTGAAATAGTTTGCGCAGCTAGCAGTAATGCTAATGCTGTAGTTCACAGGCAAGCAGTCGTGTACGTTACGGCTCAGGCAACGAATGTTGCTTTAGGATCGAGGGTGGCCTACGCGTCTGCTTCATTACAAGCAGAGTGTAACCTAACCGCTAACTCAGGTGTGGTCGCCTTCGGTTCTTCAGCAATTGTTGCAAATGCCGCCATTTCAGCTTCAGTAATCTTAACAAGTCTTGTTCAAGCAACAGCGCATGTGTCGGATTCTAGCTACGTTGTTGCGGGCTACACCACTTGGTATGACAGCTGGGCTAATTCTACTGGACAATACTATGCCGCTAATAGCGGTAACTATCATATTTTCCAAGCTGTCCCTGGACTGTATCCACCAACCTATCAGGTCTATAGTGCTTCACCAAGTCTAGCGCCAATATCACAAGCAAATACAGGGTATCAGTATCGAGTTGGTTCCTTGTTAAGTGGTGGAGCTTACCAAACATACTATATTAATGGCGTATATTATCAGGGTTTTTGGAGGCATTTAGAGGTAAACACACCTTACTCTGTTTATACCCCACCACTTACTGTATATACAGGCTACACACCTAATGCCCAGGTTGTGGTTTCAGACGTATCTATTCTTAGGGGTAGCTTCGCATACCCATCTGGATCTTCTGAGGTTACCGCAACAGGTACTCGATTAGCTTCGGTATCAGCAGATGTAACCAGTTTAGCCTCAGCTGCGGCAGAAGTGTTTACAGTAAGATTCATTGATGCATCAGCGGCAGTTAATTCAGAAGCAGAGACAACCGCATCAGCAACATCCTTTACAGTACATCCAGCGCAAGCAACTGGAAACGCTTCTGCTAATATTACTACAACACCAATTTTACACGTTTATGTAGCTGAGACAGTCAGTGCATCAGCCACAGCCACAGCTGATGGCGACATTTTAATCAGCGCCACAGCGTCTGTGTCGGACTCTAGCTACATAACCCCCGGCTACTGGATACCTTCGTACACGACTACTCAAGACTTTAATGCTGCGTTTTACTGGGTGCATTATTTAGGTAGCGAGGTATATTTTACTTATACACCTGAATCTATAGCCCCGTATTACAGTAACAATACATATACAGGAACTAATATTGTTTCTGCAATAAAAGCTGTTTTAGATTCTGGAGCACCAGCAGGAACTTCATACGTTAGTTATCTAACCTCCGCTCAAACTAGAAATGGAGTATCTGGTTTCAATGGTGGCCTCAAGCGAAGAGTTACCACTACACACCCTGCTGTTTGGGTTGCACCAGTTACTGTATATACAGGCTACACACCTTCCGCAAATGTTTCAGCTGAAGCAATTATCTTATTAAGCGTTAGTCTTTCAGCATCGGGAGAAGTATCAGCCGCAGGCTTTAAAACAGCCTTCGCTGAAGCGGCATTTACAGGAAGTAGCATCACCATCTCAGCAGGGACGCACAGTGTTGTTGTTCGGGCTGATGCCATTGCCAGCGCCAATCTTTCAGCTGACTCATTCGTCCTTAGAGAAGCTAGTGCCAACTTAGATCCTACAGCATTAGTGACTACTTCGGTACACGTTGACTCATTCAGAACAGCCAGCGTAGTGGCTAACGCTAGCATTGCTGGGGCAGCTTCCAGAATAGCACATGCTCAGTTGGCTGGAATTACAGGTTCTTCTCAGTTCACAGAGAGTGCCGTCAATTTCGCTAACTCTCAGGGCGCATTTACGGGCAGTAGTGTAACTGTTTCAGCCGCATTCCAACGCGCATTTGCAGCAATAGGCGTGACCTCTACAGCCAGCATCACTGCTGAAGCAGACGTAGAAATTTGGGCCAAGGCTGATGTAGTTGCTAGCTCAGTAGTGGCCGTGACAGGTACGGGGGTTAACTCAGCCCACGCTTACTTTACTGCATCTTCCGATATGTCAGCTCTTGCAAACCTGCTTGTATTTGCAGATGCAGCACTTTCTGCAACAGCTAAGGTCGTTAATGGTTTCGCATTAGTTGCCCAAGAAGGTACTCGTAGTAACGGCATTCTTATATTAGTCGAAGCAGAAAATAGAACATTACTTGTTGATGCAAGTGCAGGTAACCGAACAATCATTGTAGATGCAGAAGATAGAACAATCATTGTAGATGCAGAAGATAGAACCATCTTCGCTGAAGCAGCTTAAAAGAGAGAAATTTATGGATTCGTTTCAAAAACAGCCCACCGAACAATTGGATTACGACATTGATTTTTCCGATTGGTTGCCGAATGGGGACGCTATTACTTCCACAACGGTTACATCATCCCCAGCCGGTTTGACTATTTATGTGACTGATGCAGCGACCATCATGCCTAAAGTTTGGGTAGCTGCGGGTGTGGATAAAAAGAGCTACATTGTTTCTGTCACAGTTGAGACCAATCAGAGTCGAACTAAAGAAGTGAACTTTAAAGTAAAAGTGAAGGACACATAAGATGGCTTTTGAGAATAATGTACAGGCTACACTTCACACAAACGTAGCCGTTGGCGCGACTACAGTTGATGTAGTGAAGGCTATTGCGCCTAATAAAGATGTTCCTGCAAGTGGTCGATTAACTTTATCTGCAACTGGTAAGATTGAAATCATTAGCTACACAGGGCGCACTAACCCTGTTGATAGTCAAACTTTTGCAGTCACTGCTGTTGGCGGTAACTACATTATAAGCAGTGTGGCTAATAAAGCGTTAACTTTAAAAGCTGGATCTACCTATATATTTACTTATCCATCAGGACATCCGTTTCGATTTTCTACTACTTCAGATGGTACACATGGAAGCGGATCAGAATACACTACAGGTGTAACTCACAATAGCTCAACACAAACTACAATTATTGTATCTGATAGCACTCCAACCACTCTATATTATTACTGCTCTTATCACTCAAACATGGGTGGTGATATATCAGTTATTAGCTATTGGACATTAACTGGTGTCACTAAAAATGCAGAGTCTTCGTTTGGTGATCAGGCATGGTCAGCAGGAGATGCTTGTTTTCAAGCGTTAACTGCGGCAGATGTTGCTTCCTTACAAGGTGCAACTGGGCCTGCTGGTGCAACTGGAGCTACTGGCCCCGCAGGAACAGCCGCTTTAGTCTTAATCAGTCAATCAACAGCCCCTACTTCACCCGCCCTTGGGCAACAGTGGTTTGATACTTCTCAAGGTATTCTTTATCAATTCTTTACGGATGGTACAGACGGTGCTTGGCTAGATCAAGGCGCAGTAAACAGCACTCCATCTGCATCAGCTGAAGATGCTGAAATTTTAGCACTTATCGGACTCTAAAGGAGCCAAACCATGACCATTAATACTACAACAGTTGAAGCTAGCTTGCAGACAGCGCTTAACGCAACTACCGGCACAACAGAAGCTAAAGAATTATTACTCTTAGGTAAAGCAGCAGAAGCCATTACTACAGTGGGTAGTAGTTTAACCTCTATTCTTACTACGCAAGGTGATGTGGTGTATCGAAATGCTACTGGCCCAGTGCGGTTAGCAGCGGGTGCAGCAGGTGAAGTTTTAGTAAGTGGGGGTGCTGGGGCTAATCCTACTTGGGGAACAGCAGCAGGTGCGAATAATTTTGAACTAGCTAGCAACATGACAGCAAGACAAGTAGCTCAAATAGATTCTACAGGTAAGATTGCGCCTATTACCTCATCTGCGCCTATAGCAAGTAGTCTTATGGCAACTACCCCATATCCAAATACTGGGCCATCTGGTGCTACAGGTGTAAACTATTCGTGTGCAGTAGACCCATCAAACACTAACAGATTTGCGGTTGTTGCTGGAGATAACACCCCTAAAATTAACGCAGGACTTGTTGCAGCAGACGGTTCAGTAACTTGGGGGGCAACGGTAACACACGGCAATAATACTGGTACAACTGGACATCATGATATTGAATGGGATCCTGTCAACGATGGTGTTCTTTGGGTGCGAAGTGGCCAAAGCGGTAACAGTATTTCAAGATTTAGTACAACGACAGGGGGTGTTACTCTGACCCATCTGGGGACATTTACTGATAGCACTGGCTACAACTATGGAACACTAGACTTACACCCTACTATATCTGGCAGGTTTCTTATAACTCATAGAGTGCTTAGAACTGTTCGCGTTTGTGATTTAACATCTAATACTGCATATTCACAAGCGGCAACGTATACGCTTCCTTCCAAAGATGCTAACTCACATATTGCTAAATTTTTCCCAGATGATGGCACTAAAATCTTAGTACTGTATGCAGGATCAGGCGGTGGCACTAAGGCTAGAGTAATGGATCTTACTGGAAATACATTAACTCAGGGCACAGACGTTGTATTGGGTGATCATACTTCACCTTATTTCCGAGCTAAGTCTTTTACATGGGAGCCTAATGGAGATTCATCTACGGGGTATAGATTTGCACTAATGGTTAATGGATTAACTGGCGCATCTTCACATGCCCGACCAGACATTGTTGTAGGTACTGTTACTAACGTTGGGGCTACTGGAACAATCACAGTAGGATCTGCAGTAGATTGGGGTGAGGCAGTAATAGGCGGAAATGAAAATGGAGCTTTGTCAACTTCAGAATTTACACACAATATGGTTTTTAGCCCTTACAACAAAACTGATCTTGTAGTAGGTACTGATTTCATCGGCAAGTGTACCTTAGTAGGCAATGAGTTAACTCTTCCTACAACGACTGTATCTAAAACTATTTCTGGCCACGGCAATTCTGCCGCTAACGGCAGCTACAATATGCTTATTAACTTAGGCGCTTCTGGTAAGTATTTATCGCTTATGGAGACATCAGGTGGCGCTATAGTAAACCAACATGCAAAACCAGCAATATCAAACATTGATGCTGACAAGATGATGGGTCTTGTAACTGCCGCAGGTTCGACAGGTGACACTAGAACTGTTCAATATTCTGGGCAAATGGGAGGCTTCTCTGGGTTGACTATTGGAGCGAGACATTACGTTCAAGGAGATGCCAGCGTAACTTCTACTCAAGTGTCCAACTCAGTTTTTGTTGGTGTTGCAGTTAATGCAACTACGCTACAAGTTAAACTTTAATCAAGGGTTAGAAGATGACGGATTATTTGTACACATCAGGTGGCTTTCCCACTTCTCCTAGCTCTGGTGACTCATTAGTTATCAATGGTCTGTTCTACGATTGGACAGGCACAGCTTGGAAAGTTAGATCTACAGTATCTAATCGAGTTGAGTTTATAGCTACTGCAAACCAAGCTACTAAAACTGGGCTAACCTATTTTGTTGGAAGTATAGATTGCTATATCAACGGTGCAAAGATGTTGCTTGGTACAGACTTCACAGCAACCGATGGTACATCAGTTACGTTTACTCCTGCACTTGATCTGGATGATGAAGTTCAACTTATTATGGGTGTTAGCGCATCTGCTGGAGGATCAACAGCTAGTAATACAAGTACGCTTGATCTTGTACTTGCTAGTAATATAGCTGCTAAAAAAGCGGCTATAATAAATTCAGACGGAAAAATTGATGGCATTTCCCAAGTTGTAGGAGCAGCTGGAACGCTTCTTACAGGAACCCAATACTCAAATACTAGTGGCTATTCTGCGTCAGGTTATAATTACAGAGCTGCGGTAGACCCATTTAACTCTAATCGTTTTGCGCTTGTTGGAAGTGATAGCACTCCTAATATATGTGTAGGACTTGTTGCAGCAGACGATTCAGTTACTTTTGGCGCAGCAGCTACAAGTCAATCTCCCACTTCCACTACAGGGCATCACGATATTGTCTGGGATCCTGTTAATGAAAATATTCTTTGGGTTAGATCTGGCGCTTCGAGTAGTTCAATTCATAGGTATAGTGTAAGTGGCACTACTTTGACAGTATTGGGAAGAGTAGGTAGCACACAAGGAAACAGTGAGTGGGGAACTCTAGACGTTCATCCCACTATATCTAACAGATTTATTATTACTAAAAAAAATCTTAGAACTATTGAGTACTGTAGGTTAGATACTAACACTACATATACTGTGCTTTCTTCTACTCTTATAGGCGCGAAGTCTAGTCACACACATATTGCTAAATTTTTTCCAGACGATGGCTCTAAGATTTTAATGCTTTACGCTAGATCATCAGGCGGCACACATTCAAAAATAGCAACTATTAATGCTGACAATTCATTAAGTTTAACTTCAAATGCTATTGGCGATAATCAGCTGGGCACACTCTCAGATTCTGCTAATTTTAAAGGCAAAGGCTTTGCATGGGAGCCTAATGGCGATTCATCTACTGGTTATAGATTTGCATTAATGGCTAATGGGCTAGTAGGTGCATCTCCGGCTACTAATGCAGACCTAATTGTAGGCACTGTAACTAACGTTGGCGCTGGCACAATTACGCTAGGAACACCAGTAGATTGGGGCGGAGTTTCAATAGAAGGAGGCACTGCTTTAACTAGTTTATTAGACTCTGAGTTCACAAGTAATCTGGCTTTTAGTCCACACAACAAAACTGATCTTTGGGTAGGTACTAATTACTTTGGCAAAGTTACCTTGTCAGGAAATGAGATAACTCTTCCTACGGCATTTAATGACCTAGTGAGTCACACTCTTTCTAGCGGCAGTTGGGATTTAATAATTAACTTAGGCAGCAGTGGTAAATTCTTATCTCTGATGAGGGGAACCACTAAAGCTATAGTAAATTATCATGAGAGAGCAACAGTATCTACTCTTGATGCTACTAAGATTATAGGCATTGTAAACACTGCGGGAGTAACAGACGATACTAGACCTGTTCAGTATGCTGGAACAGCTACAGGCTTTTCTGGATTGACTACAGGGTCTACACACTATGTTCAGGGAGATGGAAGCATAACCGCAACAAACGTTGGTATTTCTGCTACAACTGTTGCTTCTGTACCTATAGGAATTGCAATAGATGAAACTACTCTACTCATTAAATTTAACAACCACGGGAATTAACAATGAGCAAAGCAAGGAACCTATCGACTTTACTCAGCTCAGACGGCTCAGTTAAGACAACTAAGTATACTGATAGTGTGGGTGGGCAATCTAATTTTGTAGCGTCAGGTACGTTGCCTAATGGTGTTC